CTATTTTTCCGTCAATTTTCTGCCGCACAACGGGCAGTTTTTAATTTTTATCGCTCCCATCGGCTCGTTTTCACTATTGGCAAAGAGCATATAATTCTCTGCTCCCAGCCTAATAGTTCCATGTTTGTCGCTTACATTTGCATACTTATCGCAAAAATCACACATTTCCGCTCTCCTTCACTAACTTTCAGTTTACTTAAGTATTTCCACAGTGATTTTAACCCTATCACCGTTCGTAAAATCATAAGAGTTGGTATACCAATGCTTACCATTCTCTACCATATCCTTATGTATCTCGGTGATGTAATCAACTTCGGTCTCCTTGGTCTTTACCCTTGTATTAACTTCTTCCTGCATTGATCTTTTCTCCAATTCCTCTGGACTGTATTTCCGGTAGCTGATTCCGTAATTCGTAAATCCACCGGACTGATATGTTATAAGCTTTGACATTTCATACCCTCTTTCAGTTTAAATGCTGCTTTCTTATCGCAAAAACAGCAAAACCGTCCTTCGTTTTTCGGCAGAAGGCTAAATATCGTGGTACCGTCTCAGAAGTTTATAAGGTCATCTTGAACGGTCAAACGGCTGACCCTCTATTTCAGTTTAACCGATTTGCAATTTTTCTTATGCTCTCGAGAACATGATCACATTCATACCATACAATCCAACTACAGTCTCCATCTTTTTCTGCATTCATAACCTGTGTAATAAGAGACATACTTGTTTCAGATAACCTCTCAGCAATGCTATCCCATTTCGCTGATTGAATCCATTTTGCAAATCTCGGTTGATAATACTTCACTTCTCCGTTATCTATACTCATGCCCTTCCTTCACTAAATCCTAAGTTACATAGACTTGACAGCAACACCATTCACCTCTACGTCTCCCTGCAACTCGATGACAAGGCACTGTCTGCCGTCAATTACCTTCGCCTTTACCAGATCTGTGCGATCGGGATTTACCTTTACCGCCACAACCTGGGTCTTCACATCAAAGTTACGGCTGCTGTAAATATTGTCCAGCATCAACTCCGTGTTCCGTCCTACGGTATCGTCGTAGCACTGGTCAAACGCCTTCATGCCGTCATCGTCCAAACCGCTTTTGGCAAAGATGGTCTCAACTTTGTTTTTATCTAATACCACAGGATCAGGATCCTCCTTATGCTCCTGCACAATCTCAGTCAGTTCTTTGTGGATGTTCTTAATTGCTTCCACAGAACAATTATCACCCAGTACTTCTTCTACCAGTGCCTGGAATGCTTCTTTCTGGCAGTCCGCAGGCAGAGGTAGCGGGCATCCCAACATCTTATCAATAAAATCGTCCTTCAGTTCCGCGGCATTCTTGGAATAATACAGCGTGCTGTGAATATCCGCGCTACGATCATTGAAAGCCGGGAACAGGAACGCGGTGTCCGGCATCCCCACCACCCAATCACGAAGCCGGTTCTGGAAGGTGTTCTCCACAGCATTGTAGCTCAGTCCAGTCTTGGACAGATCCACCGGGCAGATGCAGGCAAGTATATACTCATAAACCTCATCAGATGCATCCTCCATCTCGATACCGTCCTTGGTACGGCCCGGCACATCGTAGGCATCGTGGATCAGTAGGATCAGATAATTGCCCACATATTCATAAGATTCAATGATGCGGTAGTAGAACTGCTCCAGCAGTGCATCGTCTCTTAATTTGCTGTCCCGTAGGTGCAGCAGGAACTCCTGTGTTCCGCCCTCGCTCTCACTCTCCAGCGGAAATTCCAAATTCAGAAGATTCTTGCCGATGGTGCCGGACAGACTCTTACGCAGAATCTCGAAATACTTGAACATTTCCTCCTCCGGCAGTGCCAGAAATGCCTGCTTTAATTCGGTTTTCTTATTCTTCTCCCCATCCACGTAGCATCCGCAGATGCGGGTGATGGAACAATTTCTTTCTGTAAATAATTTCTTAATCTCACTGATTTCCTGTTTTATCATAGTCAAATGTCCTCTCTTCCTTTAATTTGCCGAACTACCGAATTTTTCTCGGCAGTTTGATTTCTGCCCCGTATTACCGGGGGATTTTAACTTGCTGGTAACTTGCCGAAACTCATACCCAGGCACCCGTATAGCCCGCGGGGATCCTTCTGCATCTGTCTCCAGTGTTCCATCCGCGATCATCCATGTTATATGTTGGTGGACTGCACTACTGCTATAATCTTTTTATTATGTTCTGTCATAGCCTACCTCCTACTCAAACCGGAGCTGGCCGGTCTGCTATTCTTTTAACCTATACGCTCTGACTGGAAACGGCATCGTCTCGTCAAAATAGTACTCATTAACAAGACCTCTCTGGCTTTTTCCGTCGTAGTAAACCAGTCTGCGCACGGTATTGTTCTCCACCATCACAATTTTCTCTACCATTATAACCTTGTACCATGCATGAGACACTGTACTCATATCCATGACAATCAGCTGATTTATCATCTGTGCAATCTCATCAAAGGTAAGTTGCTCGCCGACATTCTCTGCCTCTATCCAGTCTCCCGGCTTAAATTCATTTGTTGTTGGAGCAAGCAAATCCATAAGGCTCAACTGCCCCTCGCACTGGATCATGGCATTACCTCCGGCATAAAATCAAACAGTGTAGGCTCGTCCACCTCATTCTCCGCCGCCTGCAGGTACCCCACACCATCCCTGAAGTAATCCGGATTCAGTTCACAGCCTTTACCGTACCGGTGCATCTTAACCGCTGTCATGGGTACCGTCATCAAGCCGCCGAACGGATCATAGACCGTATCACCCTCGTTGCTGTATCTGTTGATGATCCGCTCCACGATATCCAGTTGCAATGGACATACGTGCATCTGTGCCCGCCTACGGCTCTGCGTTGTGTTAAGGGTACGCATTCGGTTGATGTCATCCCATACTTCCATCTGGTTCCAACTTCCCGGCGCAACCACCATAAAGGTAGCCGGGAGTTTCCCGTTTTCGTCCAGCTTCTTTGCCAGCTCTACGTGTTCCTCGTAGTTGTAAATATGTTCCCGGCTGTATTCCCTGTACACGGCCTGAAGGTTGTCCACGGATATACTCTCCAATTCTTCCTTGCTGACCAGTCTATCTCCGGATGATCTCCAATATCCGTGTGCGTCGATCTGCCACTGGGCGCGGGTGTAATCTTCTTTCGATTTTTTGACCGGATCATCCGCATACGCCGTAGATCTGTCTGTCGGCAGTTTCCTGAAAAGCAGGATATATTCCGGACAGCCTACTCCCATCTTGGATCCGTCCTTGCACTGTTCTGTCCATCCAAGGCGGTATGTCTGGTTATTCTCACGAACCACATCCGTCACAACAGTAATCATTCCGAAATACTGGAAACCATGCTTCATGTAATGGCTGATGCACTGTGCATGAAAAGGTTCGATAGTAGGCATTCCGGTACCAGTCGCATTTCCAAACAGTACGCGGTCCTTTACGTGGATAGCTGCCACCCTGCCGGGTCGGAGCACCCGGAGCAGTTCCGGTGTCAAAAAGTCCATCTGTTCAAAAAACCGATCTGTATCCTGATTATGCCCGAAGTCGTTATAATTGGCACTGTACTCATAATGATTACCGAAGGGAATAGAGGTATGTATCAGATCAACGCTGTTACCTTCCATTGCTCTGGTCTCTTCTACGCAGTCGCCATATACCGCTTCATAATGTTTTCCCCTTACCGTTCTTTCTTCTCTGCTTCCTTCCACACCCATCTTCCTTTCCAGCCGCTCTGCCTTGTTTGCAGAGTTCAGACCATACTTTTTTACGATCTCTATCATCTTTGCAACCATGTGATTATGATTCTTCCATTTTTCTTCCAGCGCTTCCCTGATCTGCCGCTCATTCTCCATGTAAATAATGTCGATTACTACCGGTTCCGTCTGCAAGAATCTGTAACACCGGTGAATGGCCTGAATGAAGTCATTGAACTCATAATCAATTCCAAGAAAAATCTCACGATGACAGTATCTCTGAAAGTTACATCCGGATCCAGATAAGGATTTCTTTGTGGCAAACAACCTGCTTTTTCCATTCGAGAAATCAATGACCCGCTGCTCCCGCTGGTCGTAATCCATCGCGCCGTAGATATCCACAACACCGGGAATCTCTTTGAGAATCGCCGCTCTTTCACTTTCGAGATCATGCCACAGGAGGAAATGATCCTCAGGGGATCCGTTTACAATTTCCTGCATCTTTGCTACCCTCGTCCCGATGCTCTCACGCTTTACGGCAGCTGCTTCTTTCAATCCTTCCGCCGCTTCCTGGAATAACTGCATCTGGCCATCCCTGTCCGCCGTGTCACCGTAGTGTACCGGCAGTTCATGCCACCGTACATCCAGTTCCGGCAGATCGTAGCCTTCATCGGAATACTCCGGATTGAGATCTGAAGGTTTCGTGATAAACAGTGCCCAGCTGCTTACCCACATCCAAAACTCATCTTCCATGTTCGGATATAAAGTCAGATTATTCGCCTTGGTGCTGTCTCTCTGGAAGAATCTCGTAAGAGCCTGTCCAGTGTCCATCACCTCTAGGTATCCAGCGTAGTGAATCAGTTCCTTGTACTTGTTCGGTGATGGCGTGGCCGTGGCTACCAGCTTATACGGTACGTTCTTGAACTTATCCAAAAACGTCTGATAGGTCTTGCTGCCAAAACTCCGTAAAACGCTGGCTTCATCCAAGGATGTGGCCACAAAGTATTCCGGCCGGATGTCTCCATCCCGGACACGTTCATAATTGGTCAGCACGATCTGACTACTGCTCTGCTCCACTTCTTCCATCGTCCGGCAGTACTCCGGCTTCTCATAGCCAAGGATTTCCACAGCATCCCGTGTGAACTCCTGCTTTACTCCCAGTGGCAACACAATCAGTGCTCTACCGCCACAGTGATCTGCTGCCTGATGGCAGAATTCAATTTCCTGTATGGTCTTACCCAGACCGAAAGATTCAAAAAGTGCCCGTCTGCCGCCTTTCAGTGCCCAACATACAGCGTCACGCTGATGCGGTTTCAATGCTTTGTTAATCTTCGCAGGATCCACAATAAATCCGCTGTCCTGCGCCAGTTCTATTTTTGATTCTAAAAACTCTCTGTAAGTCATTTTTTCAGGAACCGGGTACCCTTTATGCGCGCTGGTTCGGCTCCTTTCTTGATTTTTTTACGACTTTGGTTTATTATATGATTGTCTTTACGATAGGCAGGTGGGTACCACTTGGGGGAAGGGTTTTCGGTTGGCAGTCATAAAACTCATTGCAACTTTAACAATTGCCTTTTGTACTTTTGGTACAGAAAAGGAGGATACTATGACGAATCAAGTTCCAACCATTCAAACAAGTAACACTATGGTCAGCACAACTGCCGACCGCCCTTCTGCCTATCGCAAAGACTTTATTTCATAAAATCTTCCAGGCTCATCTGCCCCTTACAGTTTCCACCAATCGTCGTTGGATCCCATCCAACACCGATATATTCCAAAACCTTCGCCCAACCGTAGTCATTTCCATCAGCATCCTTGCACATATGGAACATCAGATAATCCCACTCTTTGGGATTGCTCTCATAGAGCAAATCAAATCTATGTGGCCGTTTCTCCATGTGTATTCCGAAACCACACATGCTGCATCCGGTACGCTGTGCTTTGGTAGTATACAGAGTTCCGTCCGGTTTCTTCTCAATAGTCCCGTAGATCTCCGGGATCAGTGAATCGGGCATCACAAAATTCTCTGTAAGTCTGCCCTCACGTAATAACTGCTCATGGAATTCATCTTTCCATCCATTCCGCCACTGCTCGTCCATCTCCAATGCCAAAGACAGAATATCCTGTCGGTGGAAAATAGCAAACGGCGCTGATCTGATTGTGGATGCTCCAAAGTAATTGCACCCATTCATCCGCAGGCTCTTGGCACGTCTGCCGCCCTCGGATGCCATCAGCCCTAAATACGGTACACTGTTATGCTCTTTTCCCCAGTCATCACAGTTCTTTTCTTTGAGGTAATAACAGCACTTGGACGATACCAAGAAATCAGGCTTCTGATAATCACATCCCTCGTTTTCGTTCTCATACCCACCGAACAGCTTCAGCCATCGATGATTAAGCTTCATTTTGGAATCTTTCTGCCAACCACCATATTCCCCAGTCTCTCCGGTAATAATTGCGTGGCGTACCGTCTTATTCTTCTCAGATGGATTCTGCAGCAACTCAATTTTCCCGGCAATCTCCTTGGATATGACTGGAAAACCGAACTCCTGGATCACCTTTGGCTTACTCCAGTAGGTCCCGTCCTCTCGTTTCAGCGGTGGCACATTTATGATCCCGATTGCCCGATGTACCCTCTGAATGCTTTTATCTTCCAGATAGGATGCCGATACTCCCGGAACATCAATGTTACACACCTTTTTTAGGAATATGTAAAGGATGATGCTATCCAGTCCTCCTACCGATACATGGCAGTTCAACCCCCGCTTATCGCATTCCCGCCGAAACTCTTCCGCGCGGATCCGCGCATACTTTCTCTTAAATTCATACGGCTGCTTCTCTTTCTGCATGAAGGTTGCAATCTTCTGCTTCGTTCCCAGCCGTTCCATTCTTTCCTGTACGGATTCCACTTTCTTCTTGGAGTAAAGAGCTCTTTATCGCTGGCCAGCAAACCTCTCACTCCTTTCTTCATATTATCTGTTGACGAAATAAATAATCAGGGATAAGATACTTGAAACACTTCCAACAAAACCAATAATGTCTAATATTTTCTTTTTCATGGCCTTTTCTCCTTTCATATAATTCAAGACAGGTAGCAACTATCTTCATAATTAATATGTTAGAAAAAAAACAAAAAAAGAAAATTTAGAGCAGAAAATCATATATTTTATATTTTTTTAATATTTTCTGCCTGCTCCTTGTACTGTCTCCCTGCCATCTGCACCAGATAGTGCTGTAAGGCTTCTGCAACGCTGATACGGTGCTTTACGCAATATCGGTCAACGTACCTTTTAAAGTCCGCATTATCGGCATACAGGGCTGTGTAATCAACTCGTTCCATCTGCATCACGCTCCTTTATATCAGTAGCAACATCATTCAAAATATCATCGCAATCAGCAACAGAAGGATAGCCATGTAATGCATCGAATCTTGCAAATGCTTCTATAGCCTTTTCCTTGAAATCATCAACTGCCATGCAATAGATTTCTTGGATTTTCTCTCCAATCCATCCTTCGAATGTTTCTTTGTCTGTTGCCACTTCCACAACAAAGGTCTGTTTACTAATTTTTCCCATTTGCATCACACTCCTTTCGGCTTCTCACACCGTTCAAACGATATCACCCAAACGTAAGGATTAGCATCCCAGCCGTAACGGTCAAGATCGGATTTCTTGATGGTGGAGTTCCAAAGTTTATGAAATCCATCGACCATATTAGGGTCTCCACCACTATCTGGATCCGAAAACGTTGGATGCCATCCATTGTTTTCGTAGCATACTTCATCCCAAGGGTCTGTGCCCTCCATGCATGCTTGTTCCTCTGTAATCTCCTGTAACCGCTCCACCCTCACATCCGTAACCTTAAGCCAGATACGAGCGGCTTCTTTCGGCATGTGGATGGATGGATGCCAGTGTATTCTCGTTGAAGTTGCCATACATCCGTCACATCCAAGATGATTTCTGCAACTTGCCGGATAACCACCAGATAAGGTTTCACATGGGTCTAAATAATCGCTGTCATAGTCCGCACGATAATAATATTTTCCACATTCCTCCGTCCATGTCTCACGAATATACAGAACATCCCCCGGACAGATAGGACAGGTTCTCTCTGCTGTACTTAACTGTTCCATCTGCTCCTTATCAGCAAAGTTATGTACTGCATAAGTCCGCCTGTCAGCATTGTAAAAATCCATATCCGGTACGGTATACTCATTTGCATCTTTGCATATCCGCCGGGTGCAGGTCTTCCGTCCATCCAGAATTGCCCGAACCATTTCCGTGTTGAATAAAATCGGTTTAATTGCCATCTGCTCCACCTGCCTTTACAATCTCCAACAAATCATCTACCAAATCCTTGACTTCGTACATCATCATAGTGTCGTAGGATTTTGACTGCTGATCTGTTGTCTTATTTCCATACTTCGTACAGTCTTTCAGGAATGCTGTGCGTTCTTCCAACTGCTTCACAACCGTGTCCGGGTCGTAAAGTCTGCTCTCTGCGAATGCCTTTTCCATCATCTCTGCAGTTTCAAACTCATAGTTACCACAGCAGGTACCCATATCCGCAAGACATCGCTGGAAGAACTCTGCGAATCGGTCTGTGTTATAGTCCACTTCAAATTCCTTTGGAATATCAATCAGTATTTTCATCGTTCACACTCCAATCTAATTTCTGACCGCATCTATCACAATATTCGTTAAATGTGCCACCACACCACTTACCGTCTATCTTTGATATGATTTTCCGCTTGCATACGGGACATCCATAATTAACGGTTCCGTTTTTATAGTCAAATGAGATGACTTTCTTCGCATTCTGCTTCTCTTTCCATGCCCGGCATTCCTCCACCGTGCCTATCTTGCGGTACTTCTGTACCTCTTCCAGTGCCTTGATTGCCATCTCGTAACCTTGGATTTCGTTTTTTCTCTCGTAATTTTGTGTACACATTTTGGCTAAATCAATAGATGTCTCAAGTTCTTTGATTGCTTCATTCTCCGTCATTGCTACTCTCCTTAACTCCATTTAAAATCCTCACAAGGTCTCATTCTCCGCTGATTCTTACCTCTTTTATTGCATATTCCCCAACCACCGTAATGACAATCTTCGCAGGTAATCGGATATTGATTTAAATTTTCCTCAATACATTTCTTGCACTGGTAAGAATTTTGATTATACACATACCGACAATTACGATTCTTGCGTTTGCATGTCTCCATATTACTCCTCCAACAGTTCCGGATTGTCAAACACGTTGCCAACAACCTCTACCTCAACACTGCTCATTTCATCAAAATTCATTATCGAACAACCATATTGCTGATACTCAAAACATGCCTTGTCATTTTCATAAGCAACGACATAACGCTCTGTTGTGCAATCTCGATATTCAACAATATCATTCTCCCAAATCAGCTTACCGTTCTTATCTTTCAGTCCGGTGCACTGGCAGATTGTGTTCGGGTCTATCTCGCAGAAATTTATACCAGTAACATTCCAATCATCACAAGCAGTTCCATTGTATTTTTCAATAACAATGCCGCCAATAAATACTCTTCCATTTTCAAATCCATCATCAAACAAGTAACCCTGTACCCATTCGCCATCATCTTTGCGTTTTGCCTTGAATAAATATCTATCTTGCATCCTCATTCCTCACTTTCTGCTTCTGATTGAAGCCACTCCAACCATTCGCCATAATCCTCACAATCTGGATAGTCTGGATTCGCCCATTGATAATCTTCTTTTACTTCTTTAAGAAACCCTGCCAACTCCTCGTCCGCCATGCTCCTGATCCGGTCTGCGTTGGTCATGGGTATGTAATCCTCGCAGTCTCTTTCTATATCCTCATGCGGACAGTCGTTGATTTTCTCGCACCATGAGTACGCATCAAACCCGTTATCCTTTGTTTCTAAATTCTTGCAGTTATTACATTTCACCATCTTCCACCTACTTTTCTTGCAAAAATCTCTTGATGACATCAATATCTCTGTCCGGCACGCTTAAATGCTCTTTGTTCATTTTTTGATAGACAATCAAGGGATTCTGTCTTCCTGCCTTTTTCGCTCTTAATACTTCCCATATACCTTTCGGTTCTTCAATCGTCCATCCGGTTTTGATAAGCCATTTGCGAAAAGCATCCACTTTGTTGCTATGCAGTGTGTTCCTATTTGCCATTCTTATTCCTCTCTTTCCCTGTACGGTTCCGGCAGTGGCATCCAGGCTGCAATCCTATCAATTTGCATATAAATATTTTCACGGATTAGAAACACTCCATCCTGTGTCTTATCAATATTTTGACAATATGTTCCAATATATAAATTTTCTGTTTTTGTAAAAATAATTACCTTTTTATTTTTCCCCGGAAGTCTCTCGCTTACCGGAATCCACACCGGCTGATTCTGCAATGCGGTGATTGCCATTTGTAATGCAGCACATCTTTTATCAGCATCAAGTGTGCAAAGAATATTTGCCGTATCACAACACTGACTATGGATATCGTTTAATAATTTGATAGCTTCTTCTCTCTTCATTCCGCACCTTCCATTTCTTTCAGCTTGGCTTCGGCTTCAGATTCTGTGAGGAATACCGTTTCGCCAATATCGGTGAAATACATCTCTGTAGACACATAAGGGCAATCATCCCTGTCATAATAAATTTCTGCCATGTTACAGCAATTTCCATTTCTATCCGTATAATTTCCCAAGAATATTGTCTCAACCGTACATGGTTCAATAAAGTTTTCACTTATCTGATATACCTTATCTTCCACCTTGCACGGTAACCGCAGGAGCAATCCCTGCTCCTCTAAGTCTTTATATTCTTTGAGTTTTCTTAAATATTCAGCAACTTGTTTATGTTCCCAATATTCCTTTATTCCAGTATCCATACCTTTTGTTTCAAGGTACTTAACACCACAAACTTTTTCGTATATTTCTGCTTTTCTGTCGCAATGCTCAATTATCTCGTCAATTGTTAATCTCTCCATCCTTGCTCCTTTCCGCAATCCTCGGCTTGCTCTCCATCACTGGGTAACTGCAGTCATACGGCTTCGTGCGTCCGATGCGGATTGCCTGTACACTGGGATGCTTCTGCATGTCATACAGTTCATCCTCATCATGAAATCCATTACCCACAATTACCCCTCCATGCTCTGTATATGGTCACTCAGCAGCTTAGTTATGCTTGCCATATCCTTGTAATGCTTCGACAGCTCCTGAATCTTTACCTCTGTACGATCAAGCTCATTGAAAAGATACTCCATGAAGTCCTCTGCGCTTTCAATCTTCCCATCGGTCTCTGCAAAAAGGTCTTTGTTCTCAATAATCAGATTGACGCACTGCACAGGGATGTCATTCATATTGGCAAGAATATTTACCTGTTGCCACTTATCGCTCGCACCGTCATATCTTCTAAGGATTTCTCCTACATTCATTTGCATCAGTACACCTCCACTATCTCTATCTGTTCCATGTTCGTCAAATCCAGCTTTGTCCCATCCCGAAACTCCATGTACGCCCCATCAGCATTTACCGTGTAACCGTAGATTTCATGGATTGTATCCGGGTAATCATCTTCAAGCTGTACTCTGGATCCAATCGGCAGTTTATGTATCATGGCTACAGCCAAATTAATTTTCCCCATGATTGTCGCCTTTCAAATTGCTAACTATTTCACGTTCCAGCTGTCCGAAATCATATTCATTCTGCTGAAATTGATTTGTCCAGTTCTTTTCTTTCTTTTTACCTTTCTTTCCTTTTTCTATTGTTGGGAACTGCTCGGGAATAGCTTGGGAACTGTTTGGGTTTTTGCTTGGGACAAATTGGTAAGCATCATAATTTTTTACCGTAAATACGGTAAATTTTGAGTATGCCTGCTTGGTAATCTCCTTGGTAGAAATCAGATGTTTTACCGCTGTCCTCACTTCATCCACTGTAAGTTGTGTCTCTTCCGCCAACTTTCCGAAAGAGGAGACAAAGGATCCCCTCGGAATGTGTATTCCTTTGAACTCCCCATCCTTCCAGTTGGCTTTCAAAAGCATGTGAATGAACAACCTGCAGGTATTGATATCTCCATACCATTCCCAGTCCAAAATTTTTCGATTAAGCCGAATGTACGATGTGTTGCTCATAGGCATCACCCTACACCGAGTAAATCCAATATTTTCTTCCCGGCTTCCTCCGGCCGACAGAACTGAAACTCAACGCCGTATTTCAACTGCATGGTTAGGCAGGCTTTTGCCAGCCGCTCCCCGGTCATTGCATAAGGATATTTCTGCACTTTCTTATACCGTGGTCTACCGTTCTTCCATGTTCCGATCACTTCCCGGCTATTAACCCAGATATCTAACCTCGGATTTCTCCACCGAAACAGATCATCAATCGACTGGACACCTTCCTCGTTATCCACCAGGACGATGAGCCGTATTCCGCTGTTCTGCGCCCGTTTCAGTCCCCGATGAAAGAATCCTCGCCGCTTAACATAAAGAAGCTGAAATTCGCTTATAGCACGTTCCGGGATTCCGTTGTGAAAGCAGATATCATTGATCTCTTTCTCCGGAAAACGATCTGTATCATCCTGCCAGATAATGTTCAAAATGTCACTGGGAAGAATTCCAAATAAATGATACTTCACAAAAATATTTTCTATCTCTGTTTCCAGTTCTTTCTTGGTGATCGTCTTTACCTGGATATCTCCAATCAGCTCCTGAATATCTTTCTTGGTGTCGATGCACACACTCTGATCCGCCGGGAGGGTATAGTCTCCGCAGTACAGTGCGGTACGGTTCCAGTGAACATTTGCTGCTCGGAAGTACTTATGCTTGGTCTCATGCTTCTTTTCCTGCTGTCTGCTGTCCTCCAGTATCATCTGCATCACCATCACCTGCCCTTCTTTCATAGTGTCGCTCACCCTCTAAGAACTTCTCCCGGCTCTGCTGGTCCTTCAGAAGTCGTTTCATTGATCCGATAAACGCCCGGTTATTCTTATCCGTGAAAAATTTAGCAATATGTTCCGTCTCCATCGCCCGGTCCTTTGCCTCCCGCCGGGCAACCTGATTGTTATGTATCTTCGTTGCAACTCTATTCCTTGCATTTTTGTCTTTGGCAAATTCCATATCATGGAGGTAATCTATGTTTCTCTGGCTGCAGGTTTCAACCGTCTTGGTACATTCCATATGCTCTGCATTCATCTGCTCCAAAAACGAAAGAAAACCAGAGATCACCTCCGAAGGTTTTTGCTTCTTCATGCCACACCTCCTAATTAAAAGGCAGTTCTTCGTCGATGCCGTCAGGAATGTTCATGAATCCATCATTTGCAGTTCCCGGATGCTGACCGATGTAGCCATCATTGTTATTGCCACCGTTGGAAGCATTCTTACTCTCTGCAAACTCTACGTTCTCGACTACTACATCCGTGGTGTACACACGCTGTCCTTCTTTATTGGTATAGCTGCCAGTCTGAATACGTCCTTCCACAACGAACTTCGTTCCCTTGTGCCCGTATTTCTCGATAAACTCACCAGTCTTACCGAACGCCACACAATTAATAAAATCCGCATCTGGCTCACCGTCACGCTTATATCTTCTATCTACTGCCAAGGAGAAACGGGCGATTGCCGTTGCGGTAGCTCCCTGTGAATATTTAATTTCGGGATCTCTGGTTAATCTTCCCATGAGGATTACTTTATTGATAAGTCATTCCACCTTTCTAAAACGGGCAGAGGTCTAAGCTGACCTCTAACCCTTTATGTGCCACATAGACATCGGTATCATATTTCAATACTTCTTTTGCTCTTTTCTGGAATACTGCGGGATCTCCGCATTTATCTGATAAGTGAATTAGAACGACATTTCGCAATGCCGGGTTATCGTTAGTAGAAATGAAGTCAATCGCCGTTGGCAGGCTCATGTGACCTCGCAAGCGGTGTTCATAGTTCGGCTCACCCCGGTCTACAAACTGCATATCATAGTTGGCTTCCACCAATAAATGGGTGGTTTTAGAGAACCGCCACCGGACATATTCTGTGTCTGATGCATAAACAAGTCTCCCGATTTCCGTGTGCCAGATCCAAAATCCATAGCATTCTACATCGTGTACTAATGAAAAAGGGAATACCTTAAACTTTCCATACTGGCGCTTCATATAGTAATCATCATAAGGCTGAAATACCGGGATTCCAGCTTTTTTATACTCTGGTATGTACTTTGCATGATCCCCATGAGTATGACTGACAAGAACAGCTTTAATTTTCATCACATTAAAATTCAACGCTTTCTTAACCTCTATGAATGGCAATCCAGCTTCGATTATCAAAGCTTCACTATCATTCTCCAGAATGTAGCAGTTGCCGGATGAACCAGAACCTAAAACTTTAAGTCTCATTGCTTTCTCCAATCTCTGAAAACTTTGTATAAATATTATTTTCTGCATAATAGAGGTTATAATCGCACTGCTCGATATACCACCACAATTTTTTATGTCCTAATCTCAATATGTCCTGCCAATAATCAGTAACCTCATATCCTTTATCAACAAGCTGCCTGAAGCTCAACTCATCAATCTCTTTGCTATCATCTACAAACATTGCGATATTCATGATCTGATCAAGTGTGAAATCTTTTGTCACCACATATACCACTCGAACAATCTCATCTCCGGTTCTGTGAACATGCTTCAACTGTTCGAAAGTGTTTGGATGATATACCACTCTTTTGCAATCGTAGAACGGAAATGTACTTTCATCTGTCATATAACTCGTGTGCATCTCTACCGGTACTCCGAGTGGATTAACCATCTTAAACAGCTTTCTATACCAATCAACATGTTTTTCATATTCATACAGCGGATCACCTCCGCCAGAAATAGAAATAATATTTCTACGTGTTTCTTTTAAAAACATGAGCAGCTTATCAAGGCCACAAAGCGTTGTTTTTGGCACTTTAATGCCGTTTTCTCTGACGATGCAATACGGACACTTGCCGTGACATCCAAAGTTCGTAATGATGCTTAAATATTTTTCCATAGGCTACTCCAGTTCTTCCTCTGCCGGAAACTGAAATGCCCCATACACGGCCTTGATCATTTTATCTGGAAATACGTCGGAAACAGCCTTTGGAATCTCCTTGGTAATTTGTAGCTGATTGTGCGACAAGTACGCATATTTCAGCTCACTCATGGCTTTCTGTGCTTTTTCTTCCGTAGAATATTTAGCAACAACCATATCACCAACAAGGTGTTCTACCCCTGTGAGATTCTTATTCAGAAAGTAAATTTCATCCTTAAATCTCTGAATAATCACCTGTTCATACGGCATATCAAGCGTGCCGTCCTGACTAATTACCCTCATTTTGTTTTCCTTCCTTTCCGCTTCATTTTTCCCATGCTACTAATAATTCTCGAAACATAGGACTGTGAAATTCCAAGTGCTTTGGATATTTCAGATTGCGTTCTATTCTCGACAAAGAACATGGTGAAAATATGTTTTTCCCTTGATTCTAACCTTTCAAAAATCTGCTGAGCAAGCATGGAATTCACTACATTTTCTTCATAATCTTTGCCGTCTGCGATCATTTCCGCATAAGGAACGCTTTCACCATTCCCTATATCTGCATTATCATCCAGCGAGAATGCTACCATTACTGACTTTTTGCTTTTGCGGAATGCCATAAGCAGTTCATTTCTCACAATCGGAAAGGCATAGGTTGAAAAATGATAGCCTTTTGAAGTATCAAAGGTATTTATAGCCTTTAGCAGTCCGATGATTCCCGTCTGAAACATATCTTCGTCAGTCAAAGGAATTCTTAAATTCTTCATCACCGAAAAAACAATCCCATGGTTACTAAGAATCATTTGTTCTTTGGCATAATCCGAAGGGCATGTGTTCCATAATTGCAGTGCTTCCTGCTTGCTCAATTCAGATTTTGGAATGTTCATACCGACCTCCTACTTAATCTCAATCTCCGGGACCAGCCGCTGCGGGTAAAACACTAATTCATAATGGTACTTGTCCGTCGATTTCGGCTCCACCTGCTCCATCACATAGCAGGTCCAGTCATTCAGATAAATATAGTCCTTATAGTACTGATCCTCTCCGGTCTTAAAGGTAACCACCAGCTCATTGGAAGAATTATTTCCGAGGGACATATACCCTTCCGCCTGCATCATGATTGTGTCTGTTCTGGCATTGGTTACCGTGATTCTTCTGTACACATTGAACTCGTCAGCTTCTTTATTGAGATTGTAATTCACGGTATCAGCGGTGCTGCAACTGCACATGCAGAGAGCCATCACAAACATAAGTACCAGTGCGATTGCTGTTTTATACACTTTCTTCATAGTCCTCATCCTCCTACTTCATGAAATCCGGCAGATCTGCATCCTCAACTACATCCGCATCTGCCCGTTCCATTTCAACTGTTTTAGGTTCCTCCACGGATTCTGCAGTATTCTGCTGCTCAACAGCAAAATCCTCAGAGTTGGCATTCTGCGCTACATCATAATTCACATCCAGTACCGTTCTGTCTTCGTTTTCCGCAGCTTCTACATTGTCGTAGGCATCATTCAGCATCTGGGTGCCATATGTACGGATAATGTACTTCAATGCACGATTCTTAACCGTTTTCATTGCCATCTGATCTGTGAATTTCTGATGTGTTCCGGATCCGTTTTCCTTATATCCGAATCCCTGTTTCCATGCCTGCTTAATCATGGAAATATTCATCAACTCAACATACTGGTCGCCATCATCCATCGTCACGATTGCGTATGCCCCGATAATCTTGTCCGTATTGATGTTCATGAAGTCCTGCGTGTGGGAATCAATCACAATTCGAGCATTTTCAATATGATATTTGAATTCATCCCCCTCATAGATGCACATAGCATCAATGTTCTTCATGCCGTAATTTCGTGCCACACAGGTGTTACCATAAACAGATACCTGGCACTGCAACTTTCCACCATAGGCTACCGGATAGCACTGCTTTTTCTGCATGGATAATCCCATTGTAACCATATCCATAAGAGTATTTGCGATAGATACCTGCGAGCAGCTTTCAAGTACACATTTCTTATTATTGTCATAGGTCTCCTTCAAAATGAGATATGCCCCCATTAACTCGTTGGCATAGTTATATCCCTTAGGAAAAGTAAGACCGAACTTCTCTTTCTGCTGCAGCTGCGTAACCAAACCATCCACAAATGCATTATTTACAACAAGACTGGCCTGCTGTTTTCCCTGTGCTGCTACTTCCTGCTTCTTCTCTGCTGCCATCTCTTATTCCTCACTTTCCTTTTCTGCAGGCGGGTTCATGAATCCCATGTCCACCTTAACCTCTGCCTTATAGATCTCTTTGATGCTTTTGGGCATGATGTGGAATCTTACACCGGTGCCTACGATCTTGCTGTCAAACATCAATGTGCCTTTCTTCCCGATTCCCATGAACACGCCGGTGCAGCACCGGTCTTCCAGATTGAACACCACCGTGTCTCCCCTCTCGATCTTCTTCCCATCCGTAGTCATGACGGAAATGGTTGTCTCATTTACAAGTTCCATTACTTATCCTCACTTTCTCCGTTTTTTACGGGTTCAAATTCATAAACGCTATTCATGGTTTCAACAACGATTTTTCCATTCTCATCAGCAGAATGATAGATAACCCGGCTTGTTCTTAATACCATGCCCGAATAATCCGAACCATCCGCATTCCGAATGTATTCAATAAACATCGGCATTAAAGTATGCGGATTAGGTTTTTTAATGATTCTTCCGATTCTCAGCGGATATCTGCCATCGCTTCTCGTCTGTTGCGTTATTCTATCCCGAATATCAACAATACGATATTCCTCATACTTCCTTACAGCCGCCACCTTATCGGAGCCGTAAGTTTCCACCCATGCCATATCCACCGATTCATCCGTAACCGTTAGCTTTGCACCATTGGCAGTTACTACCGTGTCCCCAGCCTTTACATCATCTACGGTGCGGTATGTATAACTCCGGGAGCCGCTGGAAAACTTTGCCTTGATGTAGTTCATATTACACGTCCTCCACTTTCAACTGCTTATCCTCTGTTACCGTCAGAAGAATCAACTGCGTATCTGCCGCTGGGAGATATTCATTGTTCAAACTTTCAGCACCATCAAGGAAGATGGGAACATACATATTGAAGAACTTCTGGAAGCTATTGCAGATATCCAACTTCGCCTGGATCTCTCTGCCGGTGTTTGTGGTAACTCCGAACTCCTTCCCATCCACCATAGGCACACAGACTTCCTTGTATTCGCCATTCTTCTGGTAGTCAAACAGTTTCCAACTGACGATACCGAAATGCTGGTTGATTTCCTCTACAAGCAGCGCATTTTTGCGCTTGGAGACCTCTTTCAACTGGTGGAGAATCTTCTCTGCATCCGCCTTTGCCTGTTCATACTCACGCTGCTTTTTCTGCATATCTGCAATCTGCTCATCAATACGGATATTATTTGCAGCCTGCGCAATAATCTTGTTGACCTCTTCCAGCTGCGATCTCAGATCAGCCTTTTCGATTTTGAGGGATGCTACGAGCTCCGCATCGTCGGCAGCCTGTAATCTCTCGATTTCTGCCAGCACCTCATTGTGCCTGGTATTTAGCGTCACATACTCTTCGTTCTGCGTATAATCAGCTTCTTCCGGAATCTCGGCTAACTGCTTGGAAAGTTCTTCCTTACGTGCAGCAGCTACCTTTTCCTGCTCCTTCAGATCATCAATTACCACCTGCAAATCTGCGTTCTTCCTTGTCAGTTCATCGATCAGATCTTTCTGGACAAAGCCCTTTTTCTTAATATCTTCCAGATTGGAATTTTTCTGAGCAACGAAGTTGTTCTTGGCATCTCTCAGCTTCCTCATGGCATCTTCCCTGGCTTCCTCTTTCCGCCTTTCAAAGTCAGCCTTTAGCTGCTCGATTTTATCTTCCGGCAACTTCTGACCACATAAGGAACAAACCGTTGTAGATTCATCGAATACCCACTTCTTTGCATCAAACAAACAATAGGTTTCATCAAATACCTTGACTTTCTCGGCATTGTACTGCTCGCCCAGCTTCTTCCGCTCTACATCCGCATCGGCAATAGCTTGGGTGTTGTCGGCAATCTGCCCCTCTGTCTTTGAAATATTCTTCCGAATATTCTCCACGACAGGATCGTAATTCTCTAAGCTATTTTCCAGTTCTCTACGCTTTGCAGAAAGTTCTCTACTCATATCCTGTGTAATGATAGACATATCAAACTGTAACTGCATTTCTTCCTGCCGCAGGTTTTCTACCGCATTACCCGCGCTGGCGATCTTCTGGTCTACCTCGGCAATCTTGCGTTCTAGATCAGCCTTGGCAAGTTCCTGCTCTGCAACATCCACATCAACCTTGGCTTTCTCTAAACCGATAATCTGATTCGGGATAGCATCCAACTGTTCAACCGCCTTTTTCTTGGAAGCATTGTTCATGGCTTCGATTTCCTCGAACTTATAGCTTTCAAGCAACTTCGCCGCATCTGCAGTATCTTCACTCGTTGCGGCGATTTCTGCGTCCGTCTTGGTGGATGCCATCTTAAACAGCACCTTGCGCATATCAGCCTGCTTCTGCCCGGTAAATACGTCCGGATGTGAACATACAAGGAAATTGTCAAAGGACAAGCCCAGTTCTTCCAAATCAGCCTTGAAGTCTCGTTCTGTCTTAGGCACGCTGTTGATCTCATATGTATTGGTAAGTGTCACCTTAGAGATCCCGTTTGCATCCGGCTTGCCAACCTTACGTTTCTGCATCTTGGCAATGGTGATTTCTTTACCGTCCACATCCAAAACAGCCGTAACCGTAGGTACACACTCCTCAACGTCGTCCGGGCGGATATTCGGATTACTGACCAGCTCATAGTTCTTGTCCCCCAGCAACCAGAACCACGCTGTCGCAATCGTAGTCTTTCCAAGCCGGTTCATGCCGCTCACTCTGGTGGACTTACCAAACTCATAGGTTTTATCCTTGGTCCCCTTGAAATTTTCAAGATGTAATGATTTCAATGTAGCTTTCATTTACGATTCTCCTTCCTCTTCCTGCTGTTTTAACCTGATATACAATAAGTGCAGCTGGCTACCGTTCGTAGTACATTCAAACGACAAATACTTTTTCACTGCTTTCGGATTTCCTTTAGCAAGTGTTGCTTCGAAAGCGTGTCGAATGGATTGTTCTACGTTCTGCGGTTTCACACCGTTTATTTCTCCGATTTTGTAATAGAGTACAGTTGTCTTTCCATTTCTCCACTCTTTTTTCTTCAAACAGGCATATTGCATCCACAATGTACTGAAATCCTTTGATATCGGCCGGCATACCCATTTCCACAAGTGCATTAATCGCTCTGTTCTTCATCCGTAATTACCTCCAATTTCATAATAGACACTTCGTATGCGGTCCTAAATTCCTGTGTATTTCCATCCAGTTTCTTCAGATACTCCCGACTCTGCACACGGCCATATATCTTAATGTGGCATCCTACTTCCAAACTATCTGCATACCGTGCATTTCTTCCCCAGCAGATGCAGGGGATATAATCAGACTTACCATATGGCCGGTTCACCGCCAGTAGAATGTCTGCCACCTCTCTTCCAAGTGGAGTTTTCCGATATCCAGGCTTTTTGCAAAGATAACCATCCAGGAAAATTTCATTCTTATTGAAGATCTCATCGCCACCATAAATCTCAGTAGCAAAGACCTGCACACGGAGCTTATTCTTAATACCATTATGCTCATTAAAAGTTCTGAACTGGCCCTCTACACTAAGCTGATCACCTGCTTTGATTTCTTTTACAGGAAACAGTCTGTTTGACACCATAACCGGCACATGATCTACAATGCCGCTTTCTCTCTTACATCCAATGGAAAATGTATAGAATTTTTCACCAAACTTCTCATGGCTGAACTGGCAGTCACCTTCCACTATTCCCTCCACGACTACTCTATTGTTATCTCTGTTAATGTTGTTATCCATTTGCATTTCCTTTCTCTTTGTGCTAAAATTGGCACAAAAGTAGCGTTATAGTTACTTTGTTTCTTGAAAGCACCTTCTGATTTAGCGGTCGTGGGTGCTTTCTTTATTTGAGTAAATTCCCGGCTCACTGGCATGAATACCGGTATCGTCAACATATAATGCTCCGATTGCTACCAGTGCCTTGATTGTTGCTTCCTCTGCTCTTTTCACTTCTCCAATGTATCTCATTTCCCATTCATCCTTTCCAGCTCCGCGCTCCTGGTTAATATCCAGTCTGCGTAATCACTTAATTCTGTTTTTGTAGCTGCATCCTTCTCTCCGTGGTAAACCATGAGGACGATACCGACATCTTCGTATTTTTCAAATAGTTCTGCCAGATAGTCGGCTCCTACATGAATATTGCCATCCACATCATAGATGTCCGTTACTTCCAATCGTTCCATCCGGTCCTTATGCCACCGATCAGATATCTGCATCAGTCCCTTGCAACCGCCGCTCTCTGCATCCGGTCTTCCTGAGGATTCCCTCTCAATCATTGCCATGAGTAGTTCCGGGCAGATGCCGTATTCCTCGCCGTACTTTACGCAGGCTTCCTGCGCATCTTCCGATATGTATGTTCCGGCGGGCTGTGCCGTAGATGTAAATTCGACAAAAGACCACATTATAATAGGTAGAAACACATTTATCATTCTTTTCATGATGTCTCACCTATAAACTTGTTCACGAAGTAAACCTGTCCCTTCCCGGTCACCTTTGTCGTTCTGGTAATCCTTACCGATCCATCCGGATTCTGCACATTTGATTCCTTGACTTCAAATAATCCCTGCTCAATGTATCTCTGCATCGGCATATTCTTTGATGCACCGAACTTAACCAGGTAACCATTATTCCGCATCCATTCAAATAATCGCTTCTGACCGATCTGATACCCGTTCTGGCAAATCAGCTTCGCAAGATCTCCGATCAGAATAGATGTGTGGCTGGATGATACGGCATCAGCGAAGATCTCTTTGGGACGCATCTTCTCGATGTGTTCCTGCTTCTCAGCAATGATCCGATCTCTCTCGGCAATTTTGTTCTGTGCTACCATGAGTGCCTTGGCCAGCAATTCATCGTCAGATAAATTCTCTTGCCCGGCTATGTAGCCGCCGTTCTTACGAATAGACGGAAGAACCTCTGCTGTTACCCAGTGTTTAAACCGCTTTGCTGAATCAAGCTTGCTTCCAATAATCGCAGAATACAAACCGCTTTCATTAATTAAAGAAGACTTCATATTCATACCATCCAAAATGGATGATTTGGAATCTTCCTCATCTATTCGCTTCATCATATTGCTTGTCTGCGCATATCCAAGTTTGTCAGCAACATCTTTGGCTACAAACCAAGGCTCATCATCAATAGTTGTCGTCCTGATTACTCCGAATTCTTCATTATTAAAAATTCGTAATTCGCTCATTCCTCTCCTTTCCGATTTTTTGCAATAAAAAATCCAACTAACGTTTTGATAGTTGGAAAAATTTTCTTGTCTCTATTTTGTTATGTTGATACAATGAAGATGTGATGGCGGACATAATTCCGAAAGGAGCTTTGTATGGAAGTCATCATAGCATTCGTGGTAGCGCTTGCAGGATCCTGGCTCTACTCTTTGGATTTCTGCACGTTGTTTACATTCACCAGCATTGCAACCTCAATTTGCAAAAACTAGCTAACCTATGCCTATGATAAAGCTACCAAGCGGTAGATAAGACACTTCAGACAAAACCGATCACTACATCGGTCGAATCACTAAGGATAACATATTCTTAAAATACGTGTAACTGTCAACCGTACCGCCATCACATTTTCATTGTATCAACTGATTTCTCATGTCTCAAACACAATCCATCAAAAAATAACAATAAATATTGACATTCTTCTCAACTATCAGTATTCGATTTTCTTTTTACTACTCTAAAAAGTACTCAATCGTAACTCCGAAGTAATCTGCAATTTTCTTCAGCTTGTCCACCTTAGGCTTGCTCTTCCCAGACTTCCAATCAGAAAATACTGTCGGCGCAAGTTCTAAGTCTTTAGCAACCCGATATGCAGTAATTCCTCTAGCTTTTACAAGTTGCTCAAACTTCTGATACATCTAATCTCTCCTTTCTTGATATTGGTTAGGATATTCTGTATAATTGTGTCGTAACCATTTTGTGCATGGGAGGTGATTCTATGGTTTTACTCCCGGAACTCCAAGGGTTTGCACGACCCGGAGAAAAATGCACGAAAGATAAAGTACTGGTATGTAATCAATGCGGAGCAAGAAGAACAGTGCGAATCGGAAAGTACATTCCTAAATGCTCTAAATGCAAAGAACAAACATACTGGTATGAAGTTACAACAGATTGAACCTAGCAATAGGCTCTTTCTTTTTTCAAAATATCCTAACTTTGTATTGAAATTAGTTAGAAAATTCTATATAATGTAATTGTTCAGAAAACATTATTAAGCAATCTAGGATTTCCTAACTTGTATCCTCATTATATCTAGGATACTCTAGTTTGTCAATGCCTTTTTTAGAATTTCCTAGTTTTTATGAGGTGCTAAACTATGTATGAGATTTTTGAAAGATTATTACAAGAAAAAGGATTGAAAGCCGCAGATGTAAGCAGAGCGACAGGGATAAAATCTCCCGTATTTTCAGAATGGAAAAAAGGAAAAAGCAAGCCTAATACTGAAAAGATGATTAAGATCGCAAAATTTCTTGATGTGTCTGTTGAATATTTGATGACCGGGAAAGAACCGAATGCAGGTTTATATTCAGACGAAAACGCGGATTTGCTGATTGAAATTACTCATAAAATAAAAAATGATTCAGCATTTGCCGATAGATTGGCTAGATATATGTCATTATTAAGCGAAAATAAGAAATCCGTAGATGATATGATTGATTTGATGTACTCAAAAGAACACAAGGAAGAGGATTAACCCTCTTCCTTTTCTATTGCGCTTATATACTTATACCAGAAGCGCAGTTTTTCCGTATTTTCCATTTTAGCAAAAATAGCAATTAACCGCTTCCGGTACTCTTCATTTGTCATTTCCGCAGGATACTCTACAGCTTCTCTTCCGTCCAATGTAACCACCCTTTCACGTCCACACATCCCTAAGTTAGCGATATGGTTATTATAGAACATTTGTTCGGCATTTGCAACTACAAGATATGGTAAACTTTGCAGAAATATCCTACCATGTTCGAACGGCTCTGTGTGGCTCATGTGCACATTTTGACAGCGTTGTGGACAATTTAACCTATCTACCCTTTATATTCACCCTATAGGCTCTGGTGACGCTTATACGGGCATTGTTCAACATCACCACTTCTTTGCTGTTTACGGAAAGTATGTATTTCTTATTCACCAAAAAACTTTTGCTAACCCGGATAAATGCGCCAGTCTCACGAAGTGCATCCTCTACCACATCCAGCTTTTGATAAAACACGCCCTGCATTCCCCCGACATCCACATATTTTATGATCCGGTGCTCGGAATAGAAATAAAGGATCCTGTCCAGATCCACCTCGTAGTCCTCGTTCTTCCATCGATAGGATAGACGTATGTTTTCTTTTTCCCCAGCTCTTCTGTTTGCATACCGGATCGCATCCGGCAGCACGAATTGAACTGCTTCCGGCTGAATATATTCAAAGAGTTCTGCGCGGCCAGCCTTTTTATCAATGCAACCGTCCGGAAGTTCTTCACCGATGATCACCGGCATGATGTGTTCATTCAAGGCTTTCAGATGGTATGCCATATCGAAATTATCTATCTTAGCATTAATCCGATCTGCCAGAATTACCATATCAACCTTTTCCTTATAGCAATGTGAGAATAATTTTAGCACATCGGAATATAGATTGATTTCCATGTTTATCTGCTTGGTATTATGGATCCTTTCCAAAATCTTCAAGAGTTCTTCCGGTCTGCTCTTACACGCAATATCTATAATCAGCATCTTGCACCTCCGTTGTGCTATTATACAATGCCTACCGGTCCAATTTTACTGGTAATATGTTCCAGTTCCCCCACCGGCCCTGTACTTTATAATATAGTCATGGAGGATTTGAAAATGTCATTGCTAGAAGAAGTGAAAAAAGCCTTATACAAACAGTATTTCCGCCGGCCGTCCAGATTAGACACCAACTTAATCGATTTGATGGTCAATGAACTTATCTACCTCGAAAAGGATTTTTATGCACCAGTGCAAAAAATAAAATATGTGCTGCCAAATAATAAGATGCCGTCTCAGATTATAAAAATTGCACCACCAAAGAGGAATCATTCTACTGCAGTTGCTCTATCCGCTATTGCAGCCGTTGCTATATCCTTTATGATTTTGGCTTTAAGTCATAGTAGTCAAGCGGACAATCATCGCGGATTCTTCTGGTGGATGGATAAGAATTCTTCCGGGACTTCCATGCTCACCAGTCCTGGCCAGTCCTCTTATGATGATAAAAATGTACAGGTGAATAGTTATGAACTTAGTTATTCTTCGGACGGAATTTATATTATTGGAATGGCAAAGAACTATAACGTTTCAAATAGATATCGTTTCTGCTATAAAAGAACATATAATAATGTAGACATCCATGTATATTATTCTTCTAATTTGCTTTTTTTATGGAAATATAACGGATATGACTACTATGTAATTGCAGATAAATACAGCGATGTGATACGAAAAATAATTATGGACTACATAGATTATATAAAAGACATGGAATAAATAGCAAGTTAAATATATATAATGGCACAACTACTGTAACACTGCAAAATGCCACAGGCGGTATAGCGTCATACAAAGTGACAAATTATTTTGCTTGTTGCATAATGGAAATTACTCCAACAGACCTTACTCATAATACATTATTAGCATGGGGATTGTATGCTCCTGATAGAGAATTGCTTCTGTCGCTACCAACTATAGGTGGAGGTAACATCCCATGCAAATTAACTACAAATGGCGAATTAAGGACTTATTATCCAGTTTACACCTCTTTAGAGCGCATTGATTTTACATTTATGTACCCCAGCAAGAGGCTCTAATAAAGCGATATATCAATCATTAAATGGAATAAAATATAAGCCAGAGGCAGATGTATTCACACGCATTCCTTTTTTAACAAAAAATCTATTTTTACCATAAACATAAAAGCCAATGCTGTCTGTATTGGAGCCATATAATCTTCCCAATACAGAATCTGTCTCGTTAATAATGTACCCATCGGATTGTAATACACAGTCTCCAATTGGTACAGCTAAGAGACTACCAAAATTGTTTTTACTAAAATTGCTAGTTAAACGAGAACAGGCAGAGAGTTTTCCCAACACTCTCTGCCCTTTCGATGAAACGAATAATATAATACTCGTTTAATTTATCATATTCCTCGCGGCACGTCAATAGATTAAGCTGCAGCCAGATACTTTCTGGTGGTCTGTCCGGCCAGTCCGTCTGCAGTGATCTTGCAGGACTTCTGATATTTAATAATAGCTGCTACGGTTTTACGACCGCAGATACCGTCAATATCAGCTTCTGTCAGCAGGCCAGCCTCCATCAATTCCCATTGGACCCACTTAACACCGTCGCCCTTGGCAAGGTATACCTTAATCTTTTTCTTCTTGGCCTGCGCCGCGCTGGTTACCGTAATGGTAGGCTCTGTGTAAGGGTTGGTGCCCTTCCAAACGCCGGGTACCTTTACGTCATAGGTGTAATCGATCTCCTTAAATGTCAGACCGTATACCCACTTTGTCGCAGATACCTTAGTCTGCACCGTGCCGTAATTGATGCCCTTGGCTTCGATGCACATGTGGACACCATTTACTTTTCCAATATAGACACCCACATGGCCAGACTTCCACAGGACAACCCCCGGTGCAAAATCATTGATTTTGGTGATCGGCATCCGGGTGTATGCCGTCTGGTACAGCTGATAGGATCCGATGTTAAGCTGCCGGTATCCAGCGATCAGGCCAGAGCAGTCTACGTTGACCTTACCAACCTGTCCCCTGCTGCGTGCCTTGGACATATATGCATTGGTTACCACCTTGGGGTACAATGCGTGCATGGTGCTCATTTTCTTCTCTGTCAGGGCTCCTTCCGGAATCTTGGCCCCGTAAAAATACGGGGTGCCAAGGTGCACTCTTGCATATTCTGCCAGTCCATTTCCTGTTTTCATTCTCCAGTTACCTCCTGTGTTTCCTCGGGCAACTTTGCCTTATCTTCTACTTTGCGATTGATATATTTCATAAGCGGCATTAAAAACGGAGGGATCTTTACCCCACTATCCTTCAGGTTTTCCAGAATGCTAATCAGCTCATTAACCACCAACCATACCGCTACCACCGTTGCAACTACAAATGGCACTGCAATTTCAATGCCGGCACATTCCACGCTGTACTGGATTAACACATCCGCAAATGCTCCGACAATTACCAACATCCACATGCCAATCTTTTTATAGATGCCGCGGATGCTCTTATAGCTGCTGATGCCTCCGTCCTCCCTAAATTTGGCAGCCATCAGTCCGGTGATGTAATCAATGATATTACATCCCACCAGCAGTAATACCGGGATTGCCAAGATCCCCAGCCAACTCATTAACACAGATAATGCTGCAATCACAGTTGCTTTTACTTTGTCCATAATATAGACCTCGCTTTCTTAAAATAAGAACCGGTCACCTCCCGTCGGGAAGCAATCGGCTCTTGGCTCTTAGTTACTATGTAATTGTGTCAGGACCATCTCTCACTCTCATAGGCGGTCTCCTACTCTGTGGCCGCTGTCAGATCTGCCAGTTGCGTCTCCAGATCATTGATCTGATCTCGGAGAGCCTGTCTCTCCGCGTGCACCTCTTCGATGTCATACTCGGTTTGCTCACCCAGTAACGTATACTCATAGGTCTTGATGATTTTATAGTCACTGGCGGCGATTCTGGCCTTAAGATCTGCAATCTGCGCAGTCACCTGCTGGATCTGTGTCTGTCTGGCCAATTCCGCAAGCTTCTCTTCAGTCAGTTCCGGTTGCACCGGTGCAACCGGCTCGGTGTAGACGGATCCGTCATCTGATAACTCATGCCAGTTATCTCCCTTCCGATAGAGTGTAGTGTATGCCTCATATTCTCCCTGATCCAACGGGCATTTACAATTCGGATCCAAATAGAGTTTAAATCCACTGGTGTTTATCTCCGGAGCCTCCGCATCACCCATTGCGGCAATCCGGACTACGTGAGGGCTCTCTACCAATACTATGACCTGCTGTACGGGCTCCTCAATTTTATCTTTGTATAAAATATAACCCATGTGGGCTCCTTTCTGGCACTGTTCAAGGCCGTGCCCGCCGTCTGATCTGCTTTGCTAAATAGCAAGTTAAGCAACAGTACATCCGGTAATTGTATTGGATATTATGCGTCACAAACGTTTACAAAAAATGATATGATAAATGTAACAACCGTCGGCAATATTAAAATTACAAACAGAAACGGAATTGTAACTATTTGTATTCAAAATCTGCAATGCACTACGAATGTACCTCTTTTAAACGTTAACAGGTATGTAGGCGATAATTATTATATCTACGATAAGGCCGGTACAGGATTATACATAGACAAGTCGATGCTATATAGTAGTAAACAAAGTATTGATTTTTTAGTATTCTCTTTCTGCCTATAAATTTGCTATATAGAAATAATCATAGTAACTTTATAAAATCCACTTGGGATAGAAGATCCAGTTGCAATGAAAATATTGCTATCTTTTAGCAATACAATTTGATATGTTTTACCATTCAAACTATTAATTAAAATCGCATCTAATCTGTGTTTAAAGGTAATAACATTATCATTTTTTACAATATAGAACAATGTTCCATTTTCAGGAACTGTTTCCGTTAATTGTATAAATACATCAATATAATATACATTATTTACGCACAGAGCACAGTTAATAGAAACAATAGAAATACCAATACTTGTATTGATTCCAAATACATTGTTTGTAATATTTAACTTGCTAGTTAACTCAGTATATGTATCTGCTACCGCCTTGGCATCCGGGACATAGCCGGTGGCTTTGGTGGCCAGCAGATCATCCTTGGATGTGATCATCTGTGCAAAGGCCGGTGCGGTCAAGTCTGCAAAAAACTTTTTAATCTTGCCAAAGACCGTCTTTACACTCTCGCCGGTATTGATGTTTTCCCGGGCTTCTGCCTCTGTGAATGTAATTTCGGAATCTCCAATATCGCTGCTAAAACCCTTGGCCAAATATATCCAGTTAATCTTGTCATCCCTCGGAGCTCCGTCAGGGGCATCCTTAATGGCCAGATATGTACTTCCGTTGTGCAATACAGCATCCAACCGCTCATACACAGTGTTGGAGTTGTAATCTCCCTTGTAAGATATTCCAATTTTTCCGAGGGTCTTATATCCTTCCGGTGCTGCCATCTTCGCTCCTCCTTATGCTACTTTCCAGTACAGTACGTTGTCGTCAGTTACAAAATCCACACCCACGCCATCCTTCATATAAAGCTGCATGGTGGTCTCATCTAAATAAAATTTAGGCTCTGTGATGCTTGCATACGATTCCGCCCGGTCTGCATCTATCTTTGCCTGCGCTGCGGATGCTGCCGCAGCTGTAGCCTGATGTCTGGCTGTTTCCGCTTGTACCGTAATGTCTGCCAGGTAATCTGGCTGCAGCTTATCCGCTGTAATACTCCCTTTCTTTATATCAGCCTTTACCTTGCCATCTTTATCAATGGTCCAATAAATTGTATCCGAATCGAGAAATTCAAACTGCGTGATCAGTGCAGACAAATCTACGTATTTTTTTGATCCGTCTTGTAAAAAAATAATCAGCTGTTCCGTATTTTTATCATAATCAAAGTTAATTGATATCTGAGCCAACAACGTATGCAACACCCTTGTTGCTCCGGAATAATAAGTAACAGTAATATCGCCATTATCCTGATTAATAGCAATTCCTGTAATCATACCATTGGCATCTATTTTTGACAGCTTAGTCAGATTCAGAGTGATCACACGCTCATCAATAGTGCGAGTCGCATTACTTAGCTTATCCAAGTTGGTTTTATTTACTGGTGTCTTGGTCGATGGCTTATTCTCCCAATAGTTCTCTTCCCAGTCATACGCTCTCTGCATCCTGCTTCACCTCTTTCTGTTTTGCCTCGGCAGCATCGCGGTCCGCGATCTCCGCCAGTAATGCATCCCTGGCTTTCTGCTCCTGACGTGTCAGCACCTCCTGCAGTGCCATACGCTTAATCTCCTCCGGCAAACCGGAGCTATCCACAAAGTTTGTAATTGCCTGGCTAAATTCCTTGATTTCTAAATTGCTCATATGTTTTATTCCTCCGGTCCTAAATACTGTATAACAACGGTACTGCTGATACGCTGCGTACGCCACGCAACCACCACACCTTTATAATTCATATATCCGCTAACCCCCAGTGCTCTTACGCTGACCAGATCAACGCTTGACAGCTTATTTACGATGGTCGCCGCGCTGATCTTGTCCGCCTTGATTTCACCTGCAGATGTCCAGTTTGCCACTTCCATGTAATTTGCTTTTACGGTTCCGGCACTGATATAGTTGGCTTCTACCGTTCCTAAACGGGCACTTACACCATTCAGGTCAGAGACTGTCACATGATCCGCTTCCAAGGTTCCAACGCGGCCGCTGACGGCATTGAGAGAGTCCACCGTTGCCTTGGTGGCAATCAGGTTATCCAGCTCCAGTTTGGTTGCATTCAACGTCTCTATGGTGGCATATTTGATTCTCATCTCTTCCGCATTAACGATACCGACCAGATCTATCCTCTCCGCCTTGATCTTAATGCTCTCCGCCGTCTGGTTAATCTCCGATACGATATTGTCCTTGGATACTTTGGTTAAAATCTGCTGTGCGTTGATGCTGATCTGCGCAGACAGGTTCTGGTCGACGTCTCGCAATTCCAGTCTGGTCTCTTCGACTGTCCGGGTGAGCACGTTACTCTTGCCCTTTAACTGGATGATCTGCTTTTGCAGCCCATTGACCTGTCCGGTCCTGTACTCCTCACCCTCCGCCGTGTAACTATCCCGGAGCGCCTGTATGCCTTTGAGGGTACGCTGCAGGATGTATGTATAGATAGTCTCCCGGGTCGTGTACAGTAGGATGCCGTCCCCCACCTCTAAGCAGGGATTGCCGCGGGCTTCCACCTGTGCCGGACGGTACCATACAACAACGATCACGCTGAGGACATTGTCTGCTATTGTCTGCAGGTCTGCCGCAGACTTGCCATACACCAAAAAATTGTCCTCTATGATGTAACAGTTATTACCGGTACCCGAGATAGCACCGATGTCGTTCTCTTCCTGCCGGATCTGCAGCTTATCAATATGCTGGCAGATAAAGTCCTCATACTGGCAGGAGATATAATTGCTTTTGGATACCTCCGTGGTGCCCAGCGGATCCGCGGGATACAGATCATCGGACGGATACAGATCATCCGCAGGATATAGCCCTTCGATCATCTGCACCAGCACCACATACCGTAATTTTCCATTTCTGCCGATATGTCCAAAGCAGCCGTTGATTTCGCAGATGGCTTCGATTACCGTTTTCCCAGGGAGTTCTTCTGGATCGATAGTTTTTTCTACCACCATATCATCGTTAACCAGCGTGATTTCTTCCTGCTCCACGCCAACATAGGCACAAAAGCTGTCCCTAAACTGCCGAAGTGTCATCGGAAATGTCAGCGCTTTGTACCACGCTGCCACATCCTTATTCAGAATGTAGTACATAAAATCATAGGCCGTTACATTTCGATACCTCCGATCCGCAGTAGGTTTATCAGATACCACCCAATATTTTCCCAAAGAAAAAGGAGCATCTGTATGCCCCTCTAAGGTAGTGGTGACTGCAAGCTGCATTCCCACCATCGATGTAAATACATTCGATATCTTAAATTTTATCTGACTGGCTTCGCAGGCCCCAAAGGTCAGTTCTGATTGTGAGCAAAGGCTTTCCTTCAGCTCGAACTGCTCGTAATGGATCTCTGAATTATTGATATTCACTTTTCCGTCAGTGGACACTATGTTTAACTGCTTGTCGGTTCCATCCCGGAAGAGATCTTCATGCTTATACTCAATCATTTGCTACACCTCCAATGATTGCAAGTCGGATGGAATTGTAATGGATCACCCCATCGTAGGTTCCGAATATTTGCGGTTGAAAATTAGGAATGTAGCAAAGCTGCGTCACATAATCGTCATATTCCGGGATATAAGCAGTAACAATACCCTTTCTGCCCTTTGGGTCTGTATAATTGGCATTGATATTTCTCATTAGCTCTGCGAAATCAGCATTCGTAAGCATTGCCGGAGTCTCGAACTCCACCTTCAAGGCCTTTAGGTCTACGGCATTGATGTGCTCATAGCCGTTTGCATCCGTCCAAGGGTCGAGTGCCTGCATATTCGCATAAGCACTATATGATTCTGCCTTAATGAATCTGCCTTCATCCACTGTGTAATTTCCAATCTTCAAGAGCCATCCACTGTAAGCCATGATCTCCACCTCTATTTGTTCCGGTTAACGGCTGCCATCTGGTCGGCAGTCGGAATTTTGCGTATAAGAAAAGCACCTACCAGAAGGTAAGTGCTCACATGTATATTTACGTTGCTACAATGATTATATTAGATATGCTGTATCACATTTAGAATTCAGTCTCTTCTTCATCCTGCGGTTCCTCATCGTCAGGGAAATCAATATCCTCGGTTCTGTTGTTATTTTGTTTTATTCTCTCTCCACATTTTGAGCACCGCCATATACCATTTGCATCCATATAAGGGTCACAATACCCTCCTCGCTTACATTTTGTCATAAATTTGTCCTCTGTACTTTCCCCGCATTCACGGTTTTATCATGCCACTATTTTCCTACAGAATATGTATTTTTTCAATAGCATCAGTATTTCGATTTATCGAAGCAGTTATGCCATTATATCGAAATGCATACTATACCTTTTATCATTGAAACCTAATTTATCACTAATTATAATGATAGTATACACATGACAAAGGAAAGTGAGGTACACTTATATGACTGACATCAATATTAATGTAAATCTTCCAGATTCCGTAGATAATGCAATCAAAAATGTAACCGATCCATTATCAAAAGAAATTGGGAAAACTCTTGGTGATTGCTGGTTTCTCATTTTCGGTGGTATTTCCCAATCCGCCGAAAAAAAGCGCATTAAATATTGTCAAGATCTGCAAACTTTTCAAAATGAAATAGAAGAATCTGTTTCTAAAGTTCCCGATGACATCAGAAGAGAACCCTCTTCCCAAATTGTTCTTACTACATTAGAAAACGCTAAATACTGTGTTGAAGAAAAGGAGTTGCGTGATCTATTTACCGCTGTGCTTACTGCTTCTATAGATTCCACACAAATAGTTCATCCTTCTTTTCCACACATCATTGGACAAATGAGTCCAAATGATGCCAAAATGATGAAGTATCTTGTTCGTCAAACATATTTCCCTATATGTGATATTATCCGCTCAAAGAAAAATTCTTCTCAGGTAACCGTTCTATGTCAAAATGTATTTATGGACGGACCCGACTCTATTTCACCTGCTGATAAATCACTCGCTATTTCTTCTTTGCTTGCACTAGGATTAATTGAAATTCCAAGCGGACTATATTTGACTAATGAGCAATGCGAAATTTTTCGTAATTCCGAGCAATATCTTTCTCTGTTATGCGGTAATATTCAAAGCGAACTGTCATTTGACGGAAAAATAGTTCGCCTATCAAGTCTTGGTAAACTATTTGCGTCCTGCTGTATTTCTAAGCATGCTTACGGTATCTCTGATTGATTTTTGAGATTCTTCCATTATGTCGCTCACATACTTATCAATTACCTCAAAGTATTTGTAGGCGAAAAATTTCAGCATCAGTATGGAGACTACTGCCGAAACAATAATAGAGATCACTATGCACAATACTATTTCCATTTTACATCCTCCTTGCATTCAAAAAGAGCAGCTTCAATGCTGCTCTTTCTATGTTGTAACTGTCAGAAAAGGACTCCGCACGGGAGTCCCTTTTCTTATCCGAATATATTACCGCAGTCATCACATACAAACTTTGATACATTTCTCGTAATAGGCTGCCTTACAACCTTCTCCTTCTTATTAACCAGCGTAAACGGTTTAAGAGGATTCAAATTCGCAGAATATGTGGTTTTCACCTTTCCTTGGCTGATTACTTCCTGTTCGACAAAAGCATGGAACCGTTTGCTGCCGCAGTTGGGACAGCAATCAAAATGTTTCGGCTTTTTATCCTTTACTAGCCATTCCGCTAATACAACAACTCCTATTATTATTGCCAGTGCAGCTAAATCAGCAGCCATAATAAGTACCTCCCTACACAATATATTTGCTTTAAATATACCATATAGAGAGGTTACTTTCAACGTTTTATCCCCAAACCATCTGCGGATTTCCCTGTGCTCCCAGCCGCCGGGCTTCGCTCTTATATCCAGCCTTAGCAGCACTGAATACATCATCATTACTGATTGTTGGTTTGGAAAGAAGCTGCAATAAAATTTCATTTTGGCGACGCAGCAGTTCTATCTCCTGTTGTGCAGTTGCGAACACAGCATCTTTAATACCTGTGATTTCCATGCCGCCAGCAACAGCAGTTTTACCGCCGACCGTTCCTAATATCTCCGGGACACCATCTTCCCCCGCCATGAACATACTGAATCTGGTCGGAACATAACCTCCAGTCTCATAGGTCGGAATTTTTCCAAGGTTTATTGATCCACTAGGGATAATTTCTTTGCCAGCAAAACTTACAGAATCCCAAGAGAAATTCAGCTTATCATTTAACCACTCCGCGAATCTGTTCCAGATTCCCTTTGCAGAAGCGACTGCATTCTCCCATGCCTGTGAAAGTCCTTTTTCGATTCCTTCCCAAGTCCAAGATTTTGTTGAAAAATGAGAAGATACATCATCCCACCATTTTGCAAACCCTGTATTTCCCCACCAATCTGTAAATTCATCCCACTTATCAGATAGTGCTTTTTTCGCGTTGTCCCCTAAAGACTCCCATTTTTCCTTTGAAAGCCAAGGTGCAACATCATTTGTATACCAATTATAAGCTCCAGTATTTTTCCAATACTCCTTAAATTCATCCCATTTGTCAGTTAATGCAGTTCTTGCATTTTCTCCAAGCTCCTGCCACCTCTCCTTTGATAGCCACGGCTTAACATCTTCCATAAACCAATTTGCTACAAGTGGTGCCACATTTTTTAATGCCGAAGCAATTCCAAAAGTGTCTGTTATATCAGCCTTTCCAGTTTTGAATAGATCTATAAAATATTTTACTTTTTCTGTGACATCATCAATTGTACTATGTTTTGGAAGAAAAAACGTTCCGGTAAGTATTCTATATAAATCATTATCTGTAATATCTTTATTCAGATTCTCCCATGCATCCAACAGCGTAGGGATATCTGTATTGATAATTGTATCAAAGAAACCACCATCACTAAACCAAGTGAAATTTTCGTATATTTCCTTGTCATCTGGGAATAATGCTTTTCCTATTGCCTTACCAACATTAAATCCTATAACAAACGTTGCCGCCAGTAAAACTATTTTTACACCATTGCTCAAATTCAACTTTGACGGTATTGCTTTCGCAATCTTGTCCTTTAGAACATTAGCTAAGCCTAAAAATTTCGCAACAGCAAGCGCAGACACTATCACTGTTGCAATAGGATCTGCATCAAAACTTCCTTTCCATAAATCTACGGCAGCATCAATGGCAGTCTCTAAGAAATTTCCTACTGCCAGAAATACTTCTCCCCATTCGATACCATCAAGGAATTCCCCCATGTTGTAACCGATCTTCTTCCAATCAACCTTTTGGATTCCATCTGCCATCCAGTTGAAGATCCCGGCCACCAGTTTAGAGGTGTCCTGTCCGGCAGCAAAAAAGTCACCATCGAACAGATCCTGAAAGATTTTCTTCACCGGTCCGAAGAATTCCTCAATTTTATCGGCAAGATCCTGTGCCTGATTCTCCATATTTGCAAAGGCTTCGTCCCAAGCATTTTGGTATTCATTGAAGGCATCGTTAAAGGCTTTGTCCAGCAGGCCGGAATCTAAGCCACCGCCGCTGCCGGAAGAGGATCCCGAAGATGTGGTAATCACATCCAGTTCGTCAAACTTACGGATACCCTTCTGAAGCTTATTGACTGCTTCCGTGGCGGCTTCGGCTTCATCGGCAATTGATCCGAAATCAAAACTACTATCGGCTACGGATGATGTAACCTTGCTAAGATCAATTCCCAGAAGATTTCCCAGCCATGTAGCCAATCTCTGTAAGGCAATCACCATAGCATTTACATACGGTAATACCTTAGATACCATCGGCAAAAACAGATTGCCTATGGTCCTGGACAGGTTTTGGAAGTTGCTCTCAATCAATCGCAACTGGTTTGCAGGCTGATTGATCGTAGTAGCCAGATCTCCCCAAGCATACTTGGTGCTGTCAAACAGGATGATTGCTCGGAGCAATGCTTTATCATTCTGATTCAGCGCCGTGATATTTGCCTGAATACCAAGTTCATATAACTTCTGCTGTAAGTTTACATTACGGATATTAACACCGTATTTATCCAGTGTACGGCTCATTCCGGCAAGGCCGGATGCCATATCATTCCAAACCTTGTCAAAATCAAGGTTCTTTACGGATGCAAGGTCTCCACCGATCTCTGTAAGAGCCTGCGACAGCTTCAATGATGTCTCTGCGGTAACTCCCATAGAGGATGCCATCTGACCGAAGGTGGCCTGATAGTTCATCAGCTTCTCGGGATCAATACCAAGACTGGGCTGCCCCGTTGCCTGTAAGGTTCCATCGTCTTTCACAGAGAACCCGGTCATTTTAGAGGTAAGCTGTTTCGCACGGTCACTGAACGACTTATAATAGGCTTCCGCTGATTCTGCTCCTGCGTCTTCCCACTGGGAGACTGCACTCTCTGCAACCTGTCCAAAGGCAGCATCGAAATAGTTCAGAGTCTCCACATAGTCCATAGAGGTCTCAATGGACTTCCAGAGTTTATCCGCTCCACGCTTTACCCAGAAGAAATTTGCGTATAGTGATCCGAATACAGATGCCAGGCCTTTACTGCTCTTAGATGCCCTCTGTGCGCTCGCAGAATAGCCATTAATGCTGCTTGTCATGCTCCGGGTAGTACTTCCTACCTTGCTGCCCTGATTTGCCAATCCTGCCAGTGCAGTAGTCATATTGATCAGATTACTGCTAACCGTAGGAGCCTTAGACAGGGTATTCATCATGCTGTTTAATGCCGTTGCCAGCTTTGGCATATTATCGATAGCTGTGATAACGCTCTTATTTCCCAGCTTAGATATACCCTTTGCAAGATTTCCTACTGCTTCCGCACTATTTGCGACCGCTTCATAGCCCATAATGGAATCAGCAAGACCATTCATTGCATTTGCTGTCCGACTAAGTCCTGAGGTGTCTAACGATGTTAATTCTGCAATACCTTTTGCCAGCCTGTTAAAATCTGTTTTTCTTATATCAGCAGATTTCAGCCCCTGCATGGCAGAACTAATATCAGAAATTCCCTTTGAAAAACCAAGGAAACTATTTCCATCGATGCTTCCAAGGGATCCAGCCAGTCGCTCCAAGTTTCCAACCAGTTTATCTAAGGCATTATTCGCTTTTGTGGCCTGTGCCTCAACCTCTATTTCTAAGCGGTCAATTTCTGCTCCCACGAACTCACCAACTTTCTAATTGTTATAAGTCAGCGACTATCATCCATTCAATAGCCGGTAATTTTCAGTACAAAAAAAGAAGCGGAAAAACCGCTCCTTCTGATTTCTATATATTATTTGCCAAGTATCCGGGATATCAGGCTCATTTTGTATCCTTCATCCTTTGGGTATAACCCTAATGCAAGGATTTCTTCATCCGAATAATCATGCACTACTGATTTCTTTCTCTTTGGGTTCATCTGCCGTATTGTAGCAGATATGTTTTTTATATTTTCTTCATTCAGTTCCGTGCTTTTAAAGCAATTCGGGCAGAGAAGCAATTCCTCACTACCCATATCATATCCACAGTATCTGCATACCATAGGCATTACCTCCACACTCTCATCATATCATAGGTTGCAGAAATAGTAAATGCCCTAAAAAGCGGCAATGCTATGACACATCGCCGCCCTGCTGTTCCATCTTTTTTCTATGTGTTCTCCGCCAGTTAATTCTTCTTGCTTCTTCCTGTGCAAAGAACTTATCTACTTCTAACATTTTTTCCTCTTCCGTAAGAGGTCTGCTCTGCAATGTTCCATCTTGCAGATTGGGTTTCTCGATATACTTCGATACCGCTTTGGAGCCTGCCAGACAATGCTCTACCGCCGTCATAACAGCAGACAAACCATAGGTGCCGAAATATTCCCACACTGCCCTGTCGTGCATCTTCCTGCGCATTTCATAGCCATTCAAGCAATACCCCAACTCTGTCGGGGTCATATGCTTAAATTCCTCCAAAGAGATTCCTATGGCATACGCCAATGGGAAGTGATCCTCCCAGATTATTTTGTGGAAGTTGACTTCTTCCGGTGATCCTGCGGAGCCTTGGACTGTTTCTGAATCTTCTCTTCCGCATTCTGACTCATTTCCTCCAGCATCTCCGTCAGACCGGACAGCTTGAAAAAACCATCCTCCTCCATCCATGCCTTGATCTGCTTGTACAATCCAGCATAGGACAGTTCATTCTCTTCCATATAGGTGCGCATCATTGATCTTGCATCTTCAAACGAAGAAGGATTCTTTTCCAGCAAGCCTGCGTAAAACGCAATACTGCAGATCTGCGGGATCTCTGCAATCATCTCTGCTGTACCATTCAGCACCGCTGCTGCCTTATTTTCACTCTTATTTTTCAAAATATAGGATCCAGACACTACGCTGAACATTCTCTGCACCAGTTCCTTGCACTCTGCCGCAGCATAAGTAAATACCATGTTTAATTCAGTTCCGTTTACAGTAATAGTTCTCATATTCCTTCCCTTTCTCCCTGTTTATAGGGGAAGGGGCAGTCCTAAGACCGCCCCGTTTTCCTTGCTTACTTATTTTTTATCAGCCGCCGGCTCCAGGCGCTGTAGGCTCCACTGCGGTGATACAATCCGGTAAATCTATCAGAGTATTGTTGATCGTATACTGCAGCACATTTCCTACTGCATACTCAGGTGCGGGCAGTGATCCGGGCTCAACAATGTACACATTCATCTTAGTTTTCTTAGGATGATATGCGCAGAACCACATACACTGTGTAGCTGTTCTTCCTTCGTAAGCCTCCAGCATCTCTTCCCACTGTTTATCGAAAGTATCCGTGTTATTGAATACAGTCGGCAACTCACCACCGGTGTCCTCGTGACCTCCGGTATACTTTTTTCTCTTGGACTTCAACGGAGTTGCATCCAGTTTATCTTTGGTTACCTCTACGCCACCAATGCTGATGCACTCTTCAATTTCCTTCCATGATGTAGGTGGTGTGGTTAAAGTACCAATGCCCCAGCCAAATACCACCCCAATGGTTGATAAAGCCTGTTCTGCCATCTTTTCCTCACTTTCTACCGCTATCTTTCTGCGGTCAGCGATTACCTGTCCGGTAACCGGTATAAAAATAAGAGCCTTTCGGCTCTCTGTTTCATTTATCTAACCCCTCGATTTCGATGGGTTTTAATTAAATTGCTGCAGTGTATCTCCACTGCCAAATGTCCGTTGGTATCTTCCTACCCACCGGGAAATATTCGGGTCTGATGCATTGGCAACCGGTATAGGTCCGCCACGGCACTGGAATCCATAGGACAACATGATCTTCTTTGCCGCCTGGCTCATTGCATTGCAGATCCCGTCTGCTGCAGATCCGGTAGCATAGGCAGTAATGACGATCAAAGGGCGCTGGCTTCCCTCGTTTCCCCGCAGGTCATAATTGCCGCCGGAATTATCACCAAGGGAGACGTCCAAATACGGAAACTGGGTGTTCTTCAGCGTGACATAGCGACCGACTGTACACTTTGGATATGCTTTTTTCATCTTTGTGCTGAACACCGTGTAAAATTCATTCCAGTCAAACCCAGCCATCTAATCACCTTCCATCTTCAAACACATCCTTTGCAATCTCCACAACCTTGTCTTTCAGTTCCTTACCAGCGTTGTACATCGGCATCTTCGGGGAAACACCGGTTGCATAATGCCATTTTCCTTCCAGATCCATGTACCACCATCCCGGCTCATTGCCGTGCGTGCCGTATGTTCCGGTTCCCACGCCCGGAATGTTTGCCGGATTCTGTGCCGGAAGTCCAGCACCAAACTCTAACATGAGTGCCGGTGAGATTTCTTTGCTCTGCACACCGTCTTGATTCTGCCATTTGCTCACGATCTTTTGTGAATCTTCCATGAAGAAGATTGCCTTGCACCCGGCTTTCTCCGGAGAAATTTCAGAAGACAGACGAATGTACTTACCGAAACCACTGCTACCGATGTGGGCCTGCGCAATGGCTATTCCTTCGGCGGATAACCTCCGGCACAGTTCCTCGCATTTCCCGGGAAGACTGTTCTGGTATTCCTTAATCTCCTTGATGGCGTTCTGAACCTCTTTCACGGACAAGCCAAACGATATCTTCTTACTCACCCTTCTTGCCCTCCAATGTGCATCCGTTCAATACCTCCATAACCTCGCTGACATTTCCGCATGCCGTAATTATGGTAGTAGCTTCTGCTGTCATCGTTGTCTTTGAAGCAGAACATCCTTCCAGCAATCCCAACTCCGAATACACCTTAAAAATCTTCGGAGACTGGATAGCGAACCAGTCCACCATTTCCTCGTTCTTCGCCCATGCACCAGCATACTGATTTGAACTATCAGACAATCCGCTCTCATTCAAAAATGCGTGTATAATTTCATGACGCAGAACTCTCTTTCGATACGTTTCCCTGCCTTCCTTATCCATGCCAGCGAAATATTTTTCCTCTGACATATCAGCAACAACAATCAGCTTTTCCTCTTCACCACAATATCCAGCGAATTTATTTTCTTCCAGATAACTATCCTCTGACACTTTGTGAGTTTCAATCTGATATTCAGTTCCAAGAATATTGATTTTTCTGTTTTCCATATTTCACGCTCCATACATCATAAATCTACTTCCAAAATGTGCTTCATTCAGTACTTTTTCAAGTTCATCCCGATAAGCAAATGGACTCAATGGACTTTCAATCCTCTCTCGTAAAATTGGTGCTGACGCACTTACAGAAGTAGTCAGACCGGCATCTGCGCACATCTTGGGTGGTAATTCAGCCAAAGCGCACATTTCCATTTTCTTATGGTCGCACGAATCAACTTTCGGGCAAGCCTCGCACTTTTCTGATAATTTCGACAATACCATATCAGTCATTTCCTTTCGGCAGTTTTTTCAGAAGATATTTCATGCTGTTCAATGATGGTTTTACAGCTAATACGGAATAGTCTGCACTGTCTCCGTCTACTGTGCCATCTTCGTTACGCTGTGGCTCACTCTGATGCCAAATCCGGCTTGTTTCCGTAATAGGCAAGGACTTGTCCGATAACACTAAAACAGCCTGATATGAGCCAATATCAAAGCCATATTCTTTAGCTTCTGCTTCGCCACCGGACATTGCAATGTTGGCATAAAAAATGACAGGCTCACTAAAACCTGCCATTGTACCTATCGGTATCGGGATTAATTCTCCGTCAACCTCGGTGTATTTGATTTTTCCATCCTCGTCTGTTTCGTAGACTGGGATTTCATCACTGTACGTTGCGTAGTACAGTTTTTGCTTGTTCTTTTTCAGTGAACGCATATATTCACTCCTAATTTACATTTAGAATTTTCATTAATTTTCGTTTTATTAACTTACAATAATATTTGTTATATTCTTCTATTTCTTCCGAAATTTTATACATATACCCTGCAACCTCATTGGCATCCGAACTATCTGCACATTTTTCGACGAATTCATGGATACAGTTATCTATTAAATTTTTTCGTTCTTCAAAATAATCATTTTCACTTGCATCAAATAAATAACTATGATCATCATGTTCTTTTTGAATATATTGAAACTTATCTAGTTCCAATTCAAACACTTTTCTAAAGTATCCTATTGTTTGTTCAGACTTACCATGAAATTCAAATTTGTCCCCATTTTTAACCAAATTGTCCCAATACTCTTTTAGTTGTTCATACTTTTGCTTCTCCATAACATATTTTTGCTTTATTACTTCAATTTTTTCAAGGTTTTTATTTGTCTTAACAGATATAATTAATGAAAAAATACCTGTAACCACTGCCGCTATAACACCAGCCGAAAAAAATTTTATTAACAAATCTAAATTTTCACTTGTCATTTGTAACGCCCCCTTTCATCGCCATTATACGACAAAAGGAGAACTGCTACAAGCAGATATTACAGTTCCACACCCTCCATAACTGCCCTTGCTTCAAGAACTGCAATATAGTCAGTCATTGCCTTAATCTGCATGTTGTAAGTGCTTCTAGGGCATGTAGGCTCAAAGTTGAGTTCTCCTGCATCCCACTTTTCAAGCATAGCTTTTAATTTCTGATAGCGAATTACCACCTGCTGATATTCCGCTCTGAAACGTTCCTTATAATCAGAACTGTTCATCATTTCAACTGTATCTTTTAATTCCATAATTATTCCTCACTTCCCTTTACAACGAAATTCTCCCACTTCTTATAGGCATCCACATAAGTTTCATTCTTATCGCCGTTATGGGTAATCTCGTAATACATACCGTCTGAAACGGTTGTGCTGACCAGTGCCTTGTTGTTCTGTAAAGTCTTACAACTCCATACAACAAATACATCTTCCTTGGAAATCTGCTTTTTATCGGTCTTATCAGCATGAGTGTTGAAATAATCAACAACAATCTGCTTGCATAAATCTAAAAACTTATCGTTTGACATGTCCTCTTCCTTTCCAAAATAGAAATATGGCACACCGCCCACCACCGCTTAACGTGCGCCGCCTGCGGCTTTCGCCACGCTCAATCTTCTTTACCGCTTACCCGCGGCTGGGAGATTCCGGATCACCTTAACCTTTCTTTTTATACACAGTTTGCAAATCCAACAACTCCCTTGTAAGCCATAAGATACTCGCTAAAGTTTCTTGAAATCCCATTTTCCGAATGGCTCAGCTGATTTTCTGCACCATTCTTGGAATCAATCTCAATCGCCGCCATAGCAATCTTGGCTTTATTCTTCTCCAGGTCCGCAAGAATCTTATCTTCATCCCACGAACCCGGATAATTTCTCAGTTCCTTAAATGCTTCGATGGCAAGATTGATAACCAGATCTGAAACCGCGATCTGTTCATCATATTCAGTTATCATCTTTTTGATTTCTTCTACAAAATCAGCCATCCTGCCACCTCATTTCACTTACAGACCAAGTTTTTCAAGAATCTGCTCTTTCAGCGCTTTCCCGGTAGATTCCTCTGTTACTTCTATACCCAGGTTTTTTGCCAATTTCTTCAGATCGGCAGCACTCATTCTAGTGATCTCTGACCTGGAATACTTTCTCTGATCTTCTTCTTTGTTCTCTGTTTCCACAGGATTGTCAGTCGGCTCAGGAACATTATTAGGAATCTCCGCAGAAAGCGGAGCAGCTGAACTGTTCTCCACTTTCTGATAACCGCAAGATTCAAAAATCCTTCCCATGCTCTCATTAACAATCATGGTTACGCCATCTTTTTCATAACAAACCATAACCAATCACCTTATCCTAAGATACTGTCACAGCCTGAGTGGTTTCCACAGTCACGCCATTCTCAGTATATGTAACAGTCACATTCCCGGTTGTGTTGATGATCTCAGGGCCATATCCAATGAGCTTGGTCACATCTCTGGTAGTGCTGTCATCATAAGTGGCTGTTACTACCATACCAGTGATATCAAACTTCTCACCGGCAGAATAGGTAGTCTTGTCCGGTGCCTTGGTAATTGCAATGCTGCTTACCTTGGCAGTCGCATGAACGCCGATTGCATCCAGCTTCTGAGATAAGCAGAAAGCATCATATCGAACCCGGCCTTCTACCAGCCAGCCGGAGATGCCGGGTGCATCCGTATGGATCTTGTACTCAGTCAGTTTGATAGGTGCTACGCATACGATGGAATTTGTGATAATGAAATCCACGTTTGCAGGGAAATAAGATGCAGGAGCCTTAATAATGGGCACGCCGTCAACCTCACCTACAACACCACGAATAGCAATCTGAGTTGCCATATCACCCTTCTTGGTAAATGCATCATCCAGTTTGATGCACTTGTAGTAAGAGGACCGGCAAATGCAGACACGACCTGCGGTAGGCACCTTTGCATCATCCAACTTCTCCTGCACAGACAGGAAACTTTCATATGCATTGGTCTTGGTAGTTGCACCAACGATAATATTTTCTTTCTTTGCAGATGCTGCGATCTTATGGATTCTGTAGATATCCACCTCCGGAATTACCACTTCATCGATCTGGCGAGCCAGTGCCTTACCTGCTTCCATAGTCATCTGAGTGTCATCATAAGACTTGCGGTCGATGGTGAAGGTGAAGGATCTGTCCTGAGACAAGGTCATTTCCTGCTCATTATTCCCCAGCTCATCAGGATCACCATAACGGTTAGAACCGGAAGTCTTGTAATCATTCATTCCAACGGTAGGAATGGAGTATACCTTAACGGTCTCCACACCAATAAAATCATATTCCTGGTTTACCAGCGCACCAGTCAGAGATCCAAGCGTAAAGCGCTCGTCTACCTTCTGGCCGTACTTACTTGCATAATTTACTGTTGCCATAATATCTTACCTCATTCTTTCTTAAAAATTATGAATTGAACCCCTTTAAGAACGGATCCTCGTTGTCTCCACCGCCGGCACCGGAATTTACAGTAGGTCTGTTTTTAAGCCATTCGGCTTCTTTCTTTTTAATCAGTGCCTGCTGTACCTCGGACTGGATCTTGAAAAGAGTATCTGTGTCTCCGTCATACTGGGCTTCTGCTGCCTCTGTCGCCTTGTCCTGCGGGTATCCAAGTCCCAAGAAATTCTTTTCCAGCTTAGTTACCGTATTCTCCTTCAGAAGCTGGTTGAACTTTGCATCTCTTTCAGCCTCTCGCTCAGCCTTTTCCTGATCTCGTTTCTGCGCATCTGTCAGAGTTGCGTTATATTTCTTTTTCCAGTTGGCTGCATCACTGGCCGCCTGTTCCTGCTGCTTTTTCAGCTTGGCATTTTCGATGCGCATCTGCTGCAACTGCTCCTCCACAGAAAGTTCCATTTCCTGCTCATTACCGGTTGTGTCCTCTGCCACAGTGTTGTCCAGCGCAGTGTCAGAACCGGGTCCTTGGATCTGATCATTTTCTAACTTATCTGTTTCATTTTCTTTCATCTCGATACCTCTACTTTCTGCGATTGATTACCCTCGTTTCCCTACGAGCTTTTTGTTTCTGCGATTACCGTTTTCCCTAACGTTTGCGAAATTTGAAATACGCTTTCCCTAGCGCATATAAAAAGCACCTATCTTTCGATAAGTGCCAATTTACAGATCTTTGATTGGACTGTTTGTTACCTGATCACTGGAATCTTGCATAATACGCTTTGCATCAGGATTTGGATCTTGGTCATCTTTATTTTTTGTACTTTTCCCGGCTTTTTTACTTTCAAGCAATGCTCTCTGATATTCCAGCATCATAGGCACTGAATCTTCTACTGCTTCTGCTAAATTGGGGAAGAAATCTATTGCCTCCATTGCAATTCTGGGATGGACCATATTCTGAACCATCGTTGCCAGTGAGTTGATTTTCGTGGACATATCAAACGTCTTCTGGCGGATAGGTCTCACATCAATATCACTGTTTTTCAGTTTTAACAGCGGACTGTCCTGCGGAACATCCGGTGATTTTTTTATTGCAATCAGTGCAAGGTCATTCCGGCGCTTGTACGCTGATTTTATGATCTGAGCCTGCTTACACGCTACCGCTTCGGTTGCTGTCCAGCCAGAAGAAAGACTTGTTGCTCCGGTCGTAGAACCGCCGCTCTGCTCTGTCTGCTTCGGTGTGAATGTTCTTTCCAAGATGCCATCGTGCTTTGCCTGGATGTTGGCAAGGACACCAGCATAGTCATAATTAAGAACAAGACCTTTAATATTCGGCTGCTTTCCTGCTCCATTTGTCTTAGTTAAAATCCATTGTCCAGCCTGCGGTCCCTTCGGATTTCCTTTTTCATCAGAATCTAATTCAATGTCATTTCCCCACCAGTTCGCCTGCGTCGTCTGGGACACATCATTGCAAAGATCAGATTCCAGAATATTTAGAGCATTTAACTCATCTATCTGTCTTTCAAAAACACCGGTGCGGTCAATGGCCCTTTCAAACTCGATGATATGAACCTTGCCGAAAGGATTCTCTGTTATGTCATATTCTCCATTGCCGAGTTCTTTCCCTTTTTCATTCTTGGTGCCGTTAATAATTTCTACCATATCGCGGATCACAAATTCCTCATTGTCCGTGATACAGGTAAAAATTTTTGACCCGTTTTCATTCTCCGAGTAGGATACTCCCATTATCGGGTGCTCATAGGCATCGGATGAATAAACAACAAATGAATACAACGGATTCAATGTCACGAGGTCAAATACCGCTTCGCCATCACTAGGGTTCCTCTTAATGTCGATAAGCTGACAGCATATGCCACAAACTTCCAGATAATATGCAAGAAGCTGGTCCTTGGATTCCATGTCCTCGGCATCGTACATCTCATTAAACAATGTAATGGCCGAATCATTATCTTCCGGCCTGCTGCCTTTAGGATGTTTATCCGATTTCTGCACAAAAGCCATATGATTGCCCCAGAAATAGCCCAGCCAAAACTCTGTGATCTGATGCGCCAGATTGGAAATTGACTTAATATCAATATCCTTCCGAACGCTTTTTTCCCTAATAAGTGGCTGATCGCCTTTTTCAAAGTTGATGAGACAGCGGATCTGCGTGCGATTCTGCTCATGTTTTATCATGGCTTTTGTAAGCACATCGATAACGTTGTCCCTTGTGATTTCCTCCACATCCGTATATATTTTTACGCGGCCACGATATTGAACCTCACGTTCCTTCTCACTCACAATCTCACCACCTAACACAAAAGCCACCGCCGGATTTCTCCAACGATGGCTTATTTGCTTTCTCGCTTATTGTAACTATAACAAATAATTTCGGGACATATAGGACAACCTTACTTTTCCATGAAGCGATAAAACGTCTTTTTGACACTATCTTCTGTATTACCGCCACCGATACGATCTGCGACTTTATTCCATGACAGATTTTCAATAAACCGAAGAGTAATGATCCGTCTTATCCGGCTATCCTCCACACCTGCGATGAATTCTTCTACCTGATTCAAAGTCTCAATCAGTTCCAGTTCCAGATTTACAAGCGTAGCTTTTCTCACATACAGCAGGCTCTTTTTCCTGCTGTACTCGGGATATGGAAAGCCCTCGATCTTAAAATGCTGGATTCCGCCACTTCCGCCGCTTACAGTATCTATAACATTGCCCTCTTCCTCGATTTTTGCAATTTGCTTTTCAGTGCTTTCAATCCTATTACGTACCTCTTTTACTTCCTCCTGCAAGTCACTATATTGGGTTAAAATTTCCTTTGAAATCATCAAACTACCTCCGCATATTCCCACTTATACCCTTGATAACTTTCCCTTTGACCAATGCAACATCTATAAACCGAAGCTCTCTGATATCCGGTTTCTCTTTGCATCTGCTTGAAGCCTTGCCACACTTTTATCAGATTTCCATCCATGTCAAGCTGTTTGAACGCTCTTCTCTGTTTTTTCGCACCACGCTCAATTTCATCACCGTGATTCACATTTTCCCTATGGGTACACCATTCCAGATTAGCAGCCGAATTGTTAAGTTTATTCTGATCAATGTGGTTCACCTCAACCCTTCCGTCCGGGTTGTCAATAAAGGCTTCCGCAACGATCCTATGTACGAGAAATGTCCTTGTTTTGCCGGAATCATGTAACCCAACAATCAAATATCCGCTATTGTTCACAGTCCGTATCGTAAGCACTTTCCCGTAAAACGTTCTTTTTCTTCCGTCTTTAAAAACGGTCAATCTGTCAGTGGATTTGATTCGTCCAAAATTGCTGACTTCATAATATTTTTCATATCCACGCACCGGTTTCCAAACTTCCATAAACTTTCTCCTACCCTATAGGACTATCAATAATTGTTGTTTTTACACCAATTCCATATTTCATCACACACAACTGTGCCATAGAATCAGGCGCATCGTCATGCTTGACTGCTCCCTCTTTTTTATATCCCCACACATTTTGAAGGAATTTCTGATATGGCTTTGATCTGCACTTGCTATCCAAGAAATACATTTCTCGGATCTCCGGTGCTTTATCCAAAATTCGATTTCTCTTTGCTACATTATTTGGTGCTGGCTCACCATAGGAGTTCAGACGATAGCCCTTATCCTTAAGCATGCTTTCCACGCTTTCTCTATAGTCAGCAGTTGTTTTTGTTTCCTCAAATCGTGCTGCCTGAACCTTATATTTCAGAATCATATCTACAATCAATGGCTTAGTAATACTCTTGTCTCCATTATCAAACACAGCATCCATGATGTAATAGGTATCTTCATACTGATAACAGACCGGTCCCGCAACATAATCTCCACCACCGAATGCTTCATCAATTGCCATGAAAATTCTGTCCGGCTCTCTATCCGGCAGGTCTCTATCCGGTATGAACGTCTTTGTTGTTCCAGCTTCAAATACCGCTCCCAATCGTTCAATTGGTGTTTGCTGATCCTGTGCATACCAAGATGCCATATCATCATTTTCTTCAAATGATGCTCTCATCATCAGATAATCTTCCGTGGAATATCCGACATCATATGGATAATCAAAATTTGATTCGTCATTTTCATTCAATGCCGGTATAGAAACGACTTTATATCTGCGATTTCTGTACTCTGGTCTTTCCTTAAGCAAATTTAACCTACGCCCCTGGCAATCTCCAAGCGCCCACCGGGTGCCCATATTGATCAACTTTGCTTTCTTCTTCAGACGTTTCATGAAGTTATTATCAAATTTAGCCCAGACCGTAGCCTGTCGGTCAACGCTAACTGCTTCATCAATACCGCTGAATAAATCATCTGCAACAGCAAGCCCACTACAGTCACAGGCTCCGTTCAGTGTTCCGTAAATTGAACGGCATGTGAATGTCGGATACGTTTTTCTCCGCACAAGGTCAACAGTCAGATCATCTCCGCTCGTTTTTTCAATTGCAATGTCCGGGAATATTTCATGGTATGTATAGGTCGAGTCGTTAATCAGCTCAATAATTCCAGCATAGAATCCCTTTGTAATTTTGTCCGAAAATGCGGTATACAGGTTTGAAAGCTCCGTATTTCTACTTCCCCACCATAGAAAAGCAAATTTTACTATCTGTGTCTTTCCCACCCTTGACGGCATATTGATAAACAGTTCATCCAATTTGTCCTCCGCAAGCTCCTGTATTGCATCTGCTACCTGTCGCAGCGGATTTATTCTGGGCTGATAAAATCTTTCTTCTGGAGGTCTGTTTTTCTCCATGTATAACATGAAGCTTTCAAAAACATGTGGTGCTTCAAATTTCAATGCTTGCCAATACAGCTCATTCATTCCAAATGTAATCGGTAATGTTGGAATCTTCCGTTTTATGAAATTTGTAAGCTTCAGTGCATATGCAAGATCATGATCCCCCTCAGGATCCGCAATCACCTTTGCCATATCCAGTAGATCACTCAGCGCCTTGTAGCTGTTCAGATCCGATCTCTTGATGGCATCCACCACCGCTTTATTTTGTGCTGATACCACGAAAAAAAGAGCCTCCTTTCCTTACATTTTGGAAATTTGGCTCTCTGCGTAGGCACTCTACGACTGGTGCTCTGAAATATTTTATTTATCTGCCGTGTACGGCATTATTGTTCCACTCAACTTCCTGTTCATCAAGGTATTTATGCCGAACCATATACCTCTGCATCTGCGATTCCGTGTAATTTACAATCTGGCCTGTCGTTCTCACATACACATCATGGCTTGCTTCTGCTCCTAAGAGTGATTTACACCAGCTTTTAACCACAACGCCTATCTGATTTCCTTCGACAACGACAATATCTCCGAAACAAAATTTCATCATTTAACCCCAATTCTATTGATTTTCCCACATTTTGGGCATTTGATTTCAGCCTGTCCGTTGAATTTACCTAAAAGGCGGTTACAACGACTACAACGATGTTCTGATAATTGGTGTAACTTTTCCCATTCATCAACCACCTGCATAATAAATCGCTTTCCACAATTTCTTGATGCCTGTACAAGAACGACATCGTTGCCCTTAGTACATTCTTCCTCATATTTCCGAATCAGTTCTTTTTGCAAATCAGAAAGCGGAAATGGAGCAATTCTTTCTGCAAACTCAACAAATGATATTCCGCTTGTTTTATCATCAAAACAATTTTTCAGAATATCAGCAGTTTTCTTTGAATCTGCCATAATAACCGGCTCATCTCCCAGCGTTGCGCATTCAATTTTTATATCTTCAATATTACCGATGTTTTTAGGTGTGACCTGTCGAAACGCATCACTTTCTATACTTTCAATTACTGCTGCCATGCTCATTTTTCATCCACTCCTCAAACTTTTTCCGACATTTCGGGCACAAATGAAAGTCTTTGTATCCAACATCGCATATTTCTTTAATTTGAACTGCCATAAGTAACGGAGATATAAGTTCAGTATCAGCAACATATCCTGTTACATTTGCAAATCTCATACTAAACTCTGACGGTGTAATCACTTTCCTTGTTAAAAAAGTTCTTCTTTCCGGCATCATTTTTATTTCAGATTCACACCGATCACAGGTGTACCATTCCTTCTCGTGTCTCATATTTGCCCCCCCCCATTTTTGCGTAAAAAAATACCAACCATCGAATATTGACGGTTGGTAAATGCTCATGCTGCTAAAATTATAAGCAAAAAAATTAGTCCTGTGATTATAATTACTTTGTTAGTAAATACACGTCTTAGAAAACCCTTTGCAAAATTTTTCTCACAATTTTCTATTGCATCCAAATTCTCTTCAACCATTGTTGATGTGTCATATATTAATTTATCGTCCCACTCACATTTATAATATTTTCCATCAGTAAGCATTTCATAAATATTACGCATGGCTCGTTTTATTTCATATTTGAACATTTTAGGATCAAATTTTTCAAAATCATCAAATGCTTTTTGAAAATATTCCTCTGCTAATTCATATCTATTAAAGTCTTTGCTATGATTAGCGTTCTTTATTTTCTCTAGTATAACTATTCCAATTAGATTATGTGTCATTTTTTGTGCAGCATCTATTTCCCTTTGATATGCGCTAAGAATATAAAACACAACTGACACTATAATGCTTGAAAAAATACCTCCAGCAATTCCAATTGCAAGATTCTGCATAACTTCACTAAAACTCATGAATAATCCCCCATTTTTTATAATGAGAAAATTATACCACTTCAACCGTCAATATTCAATTATCAAAGATCGAAACGCCAACGGTAGGATTTGAACCCACAAGCCATTTCTGACAGACGATTTTCAAGACCGTTCCCTTTACCGCTCGGGCACGTTGGCAATTTTATGTGCTCACATAAGCCTCTCAGTGAGCGTTGCAATCTCCCTATTTAACGATTGCTTACCACGGCTTTCGCCAATACATTTCAGCCAAAACATAGACCATCTGCTGGCAGACAGCGTAATTTGACCGAATAATTGCAGAAACAGATATTATGCAGCAGTTAGTCAGCACCTGCGAACAGGGACAAGCGTTATGATTTTCTGCTGTTTATCGGTAGGATGTCTCCCGGCTGTTTACCTGACTTGTACATTTACGAAACACCTTGTGCCGCCACCGTATCTCACGCTCTATTTTATTTCTGCAAAATGGGGAAGAAAGGAATTGAACCTCCAGTGTTTACCACGTGGGAACGGATTTACAGTCCGCCGCAACACCGCCAATCGTTGCCGCTTCCCCGAAATGCGCGGACACCTCACTCCATATCTCTGTACGCGACCGCGCTACACATACAGTATCAGATCAGCTCGGCACCATCGGAACGGAAGGATTCGAACCTTCAATCCGGCTCTCGTTGTTGTTTTCCGTGCACACGCCACTTTTACCAATTAAGCTACGTTCCGAAACCGCCATCAGACGGTTAGCAATAATGTTTTTCGTGCCCTGCGTTGCACTATCCATGCGTCATCATGGAAAATAGGTGGGTGAGGATTTGAACCTCACAAAATCAGTTTCTGAAAAGGTGTTGTTGCTGGCTATGGGTAATCGTCCACCTGTCACTCGGCAATACTCTTACTGATCGGCTTCTTTGCCTGCAATACCGTTCTGCCACCACCTACACCCATCTTATGACTGCAAGGGCCGTGCAGGGTAATCAATCTCTGTCATTCGACTGCCTGTAGTTCCACCCGCCGGCTTTGAAGATTGATGCTCTATTTACTCACGTATGCCGAGCTTGCCGTATCGTTGTTAAAGCAGGACTAACACTGCTCTCTCCGACTCCGTGGGATGGGAGCCGGAAAACCCTCACAAGCCATTGACGGCTCTTAACAGCTTTCCGCTATGAGGTGTAAAAGGGGGTATTGCTCATGGACTAAGCAATACAGTGGAGTCTCTGGGACTTGAACCCAGGGCCGCCCGGTTATGAGCCGGGTGCTCTAACCAACTGAGCTAAGACTCCTTTTTAACACGCCGTTCTATTTCTGCAATCATCGCTTGAATCAGACTATGTGCAAACGGGCAATCATACATTTTCAGCAACACCTTGCATTCCCGGTTGATCTGCTCCCAGTCTTCATCAGATTTAGGATACGGATTGCCTTTATGGATTTTCCAAACTGCAGTATAGATGGCTTTTACATCCTCCGGAAGCTCTTTCTTCTTTTTCCCAGTCATGTTTGAAGCGCTTCCATCGCGCTTATTGTTATGATCCATCTGGCAGGCAAACATCTCTGTGATATTGGATCGCTCCTGTTTGATTCCGTGGCCTTGCAGGAATAATTCACACTGGAGAACATCGCCGCAGTACTGACATTCGTCTGTGATCTCTTTACCATAGATTTTCATTACATTCTCCTAAGCCAGTTCAGGTTCTCCAAACAATTCAATATATTTCTCCGCATTCCGTTTTCCCATCCATTCTCTTACCCACTGTTCATCCACGGGAGTAATGATGGAATAACCCTCAACGAAATACTCGGTATTTCCCTTATACAAACTCACACGTTTACCAAAAAGATTAGTACATGGTATATCAGGTAATTCTTCCATAGGAACAGTAATATCGCAAATTTTCTGCGCCTTAGATGTGTCATATAGTTTATGGTTTATGACTGCACGCACAATACTTGTATTCTCTTCTATCTTCGGAATATACGGAACAGGATCCTCTTGGTAATCCCATCGTGGCTTTTTTGAGAACATCTCAGTCAGTGTCTCGAACATCTGAAAACCCCTTTTTTATATTTTTTGAATTTTGAAATCATGTTATCGATCGTAACTTTTGAATTTTATCTGATGTGGTTTGAATGATATTGTTTGCAGTAAGTTAATGGTCTCTATGTAGGGGGATGGCCTTTTTAATTTTTGAGTGGTTGAGGGGCTCAGTTATGCCCCGGGGACCGTTTCCAGTAGACCCCCGCCCCCGGTCTGATCCTGTGCCCTTTTCAAAAGTTCGCATTTATACCATTTTGCGAACTTTCCCATATTTTCGGGGTTTTCCGTTTTTGCCACTCTAAAACCTTTGTGCATATTGCCGATAGATCCTTAAAAATCCGGCTGGACATCCCCCGGAAGAGCTCCGGCGGTGCTGTAATCGGCTGCGATCTGCTCCGCTGTCCGGTGTTGCTCTGGATTAGCTACCAGGACCGGTGCGGTTTCAACCATGCCATAAGCAGCTTTTGCAATGAATATTTTATTTGCATCAGTTCCACGGGAATTCTGCAATGAATTTACCAAAAAATTTTTACAAATATTTTTCCATTTTTTCACCGCTTCGCTGTGCGCTGTACTGGGTTCCGCCCTGTACTGCTCGCCCCTGTGGTTCAGCTGCCATGCTGCAAAGTCTTTTATATACTTACCTTCAGAGTCATAATATACTGTACTTCTTAATACTCCACTACTCCAGTTTGATAATGTACCAGGATTAATATTAATTAACATACTAAACGATTCTAATGTAGGCAGCATATTATATTTAACACATAATCTGGTATATATATTAAAAATATTATCTAACTGCTGTATATCATTATTATCTACCTTTGGGATATTATCAGAGATATATAATATCATAGCCATAAAAGTATTAGAATTATTTGGCATCTCTTCACGCTGTTTATCGTCCAGTTGATTATTAATAAATTCGTCTGCTAATTCCTGGATGCGATTCGTATATATCTGTGTTCCGTTATATGCAAGCTCTGTATTGCCTTTCATGGCTCCCCGCCCTTTCTGATCTGCTCCATGTCTTCCGGATCCCTGGAAGTGATCGAATAAAAAAATAAAGCTCCAGCCCTACGGAGTGGATACCGTATAGACTGGAGCCGTTTGCCCTGATCTCTGCACGCCTGCTGCGTGGTCGTTGTATGTGGTCAAGGCCTGCGAGCTAGCACATACACGCTTTAATATTTCGGCGGATCATTGCCGCCCTATGGATATATTATAAACCACAGAATTATTATTATGTCAACCACCATTTTATAAAAATATTTATGTATGCGCATACGCGCGCACGCGCTTTTATTTATATCCTTTTTAAGCCCTTATAATATATTATTATATATAGTTTATATCCGCGCGCGAGGTTTGCTTGGGAACTGTTTGGGAAAGTGCTTGGGATTTGCTTGGGAAATTGAAAAATGCAAAGTCTTGAAAGCCGCATGAATACTGTCTTTGTTGGCTGTCCGTTGCTTGTGATTTGTTCGGGGATTTGCTTGGGAAGTTTTTGTTATATACGAAGTATAACAGCAGAAAAGGCACAAAAAAGGCAGCCTTTGAAAGACCGCCTTAATTATCCAGATCAGCCAAAACAAGCCGGGTAATATATCCGTTTACGCTTTCCCCTTTTGCTTTTATTCTCTCTTTTGTTCCTTTTGGCAATGTTATAGAAATTCTGTCGTAATTTTCTTTTATATGCTCATTCTGTCGTTTATACTGCTTTTCTAACCGTTCTTTAGCTTCTTTTCCTGTCAACAGATATCACCCCTATTTCATAAAATCTTTTATTAAATGTTATCACGTAATAATTATTTATGCAATACGATTATTAAATATATTACATAATAAACAATATCGTCGTGTATTTATGTAATACTTTTATGCAAAACGTAGAATCTTTATTTTATGCAATGATATTTATGTAATACTATTGCATTATCCGTATTTATGTAATATTATCAATATATCAAATAAAACACGAAAGCGAGGTATCTAGCATGCAGAACATAACATTAAATACTTGCCCTTGGGCGGTAGCTTACAAGATTGACAAGAGCACACAGGACGACAGAAAAACAAAGGTAATTATTACCGCTATTTTCTCCAATCCAGACAACGCAGAAGATTTTATAAATAACTGCTTGCCAATGAACACAAAGGATAGATTTTTTATAATCCGGCTGGCAGATCTTGAAAACTGCGAGGATGCCGACAGGATCCAGAAAGTTTCTGAATTCTATGCGAAAATTATTTAAGCCGAAACGCTCCGGGGCGGAGCGTCAGCCGCGGGATGGTCTCCCGGCTCTGATGATGGCAGACCAGAAAGGGAAAACATGACAACATTAAAATTTGAAAATAATAAAATCTATAGTACTTCTACACTCTGCGAAAAAACGGACGTCTTCGAAATCGTTGAGAAAATCCCGGCTGGCTTTTTCGTTTGGAATATTGGCGAAAACATGGGGACGCATGAATATATTCCTGTTTGTGAGGACTTACATCCGGAGAATAAAGAAGATTATTGCATTAATTTAGCAACGCTTAAAGCTGTAAAAGTTACCCCGAACGAATGGGCAAAGTTGAACACAGCGGCCTCATGGGGCATTGGAAACCTTGCACAAGCAAAAAAAGCCTTAAATAGTAAGCGCCGCGGCTACACATCCGACAAGAAAAGAGCCGCGGCAGAACTCACAATTGAAATCTTCCGCAAAATTTGCCAATAGTCGAAACCGCCTTCCGGCGGTCTGCAGGAACTGCCCCACCTGCACCGATGAGACAGGGCACACATGGAAAGGATGATTTGTATGACAAAAAAAGAACAGTATGAAAGCCACAAAAAGACATTTTTAGAAATCCGTGATTTCTTTTTGAAAAATCAAGAAGATTTTGCCCTTGCAAAGGCATTTCATAAACCTATGAAATTTTACGGAGAGCACACAAAAAAAGAATGCATTGAGATTTTAAGAGCAGAAGCAAACGCATAGAAAGGACGGTTGACATTATGGAATTTATGGAAAAATTGCAGAAACAGAAAGACGATGCGAAAGCCGCTTATATTAAAGCCCGGGACGAATGGGCGGACACCAGAACCTCCGAAAATATCAAGGGTGACTTTGAAAAATGGAAAATTGTTTGTGATAGAAAGCGTGATTGTATGCGCTTGGGTGTACTTATTTAGGCAAGCGGCGGCGGTTCCCGGGGTTCGATTCCCCGGATTGCTTTTACCCGGAAACGGGAAAAAATGAAAATATGGAGGAATAGGAACATGACAAGAATTGAAAAAATGCGAAAAGATGGATACCCAAATATCATAAAAGGGAACGGAGGATATAGAGCATATTTGAAAGATATGCAACCTCTAGGCGGTGGAGATTATATGGCTATATATCGATATCCAGGTGGGGAATGCTGTCACAGCCTGGAAGAAATTCAAAAATGCTTTGAAATCATTGAACAATAGCCGCCGCAGAGGATGCCCGCCGGATCACTACCGGCGGCGGTTTTATGGGTGGAATCTGCCCCAAAATTAAGAATAGGAGGTTGCCAGGATGAAAGAAAAGAACCTTGAACGGCTTTACAAGCTTCTGGAGCGTGCGGAGCGAGAACACGACACGGAGACAGTCGCCGCCCTGCGGTGGGCAATTTACGAGTTAGAAAGGGGATAAAATCACATGGGAGCTTATACCACACTGGCAGTTAATGAAGAAAGCTATAACCGCATTGTCTCGCTGATCCGCACCGGCTACACCGGAAAAGATAACGTTGTACATCGTCCAGCGCCGCACATGGCTTGTTGCTTAGTCATTCAGGCCAATTTAGGCTGCAGGATCGGTGATATTTTGCACTTGTCCCTTTCCTCTCTGGTGCGTGATGGTGATCATTACCGCATGGACATTATCGAAGAGAAAACAGGCAAGGCACGGCGGCACCAGGTGCCGGAACCGGTTTATAACTATATTCGGGACTACTGCGCAGAAAACGGGATCAACCCGGAGCGGCGTATTTTCCAGTTTACAGAAAGGGCTGTACAAAAAAAGCTAAAGGAGGCCCGCGAATATTTAGACATCCCGCAGACCTCAACACATAGCTTCCGGAAGTTTGCCGGCCAGCAGATCTATAAAAACTCCGGTCATGACATTGAGGCGACAAGGGAATTTTTCCAGCACGCCAGCGTTACAACAACACAGAAATATCTGGCCAAGTCCTCGGAGCAACTGGCGCAGGCTATAAATAAAAGTGTACATTTGCCAACGGAAACCGATTGA